CGGCAGTGGTCTCCCCCGAGTACTGCCGCTGTAGGCCCCGATCGCATCTCCCCCCCGAGCCGATCGGGGCCGCCCCATTTCTGCACGCGCTACAGGCCCCCTGTGCGCGAGTCCGACCCGTCGCGGGCGCTTCGCGCCCCTGCGATCAGCTCTCCGGAAAAAGTTGCACAGAGAAGGCATATTTGGGCTGCCCGTCTCGTTAGCATCCGTTGTAGTTGAAAGCGGGACGAAAGAACGATCTTTGACGAAGGATGAAATGACCTGCCGCCGTCTGGTGGCCCGCCCCATGCCCTTTGCCCGAGAAGACGGCTCGATACGAGAGGTGCTGGCGTACGGGTACCCCTGCGGTCAGCCCTCAGTGCCGGGGCATCCCGAGAGGTGTGCGGCTCACGTGCCGCTCGGTACCTCCTAGACAGCACAGCGCCCCCGGCCATGGGCCGGGGGCGTCTGAGTTGCTGGACTACGCGCCGTTCACCTTCACACGCACACTCGCACCGATCCGCCGCGCAGAGGGCAGCGGGCGGTACTCCGAGGGCTGCTCCCGCCTCTGCGGTCGCGGGGCCCCATCGATGGCTCGTAGGGCCTGCTTCCGCTCGGTGTCAGACATGGACGCAAGGACGTCTGCTACGCGCTTCAGCTCGTCCATGTCAGACCTCGCCCACAAGGTCGAGGTCGCCTTCAGATGCTTCCGGTACGGCCTTCGCAGGGATCTCCGGGACGGGCCACTCGTGCTCGACCAGGCCGCCGAGTCCACGCCACCAGGGGGCAGTGGGCAGCTCTCCAGCGGGCTCGAAAGGCTGGCCAGGGATGGGGAGAGCGACGGCCTGACCGACGGCATCGGCAGCGGCCTTCGTCCACTCGCCAGGCTCGGCCCAAGGGTGCATGGACAGGTTGAAGGTGCCCCAGTGGATCGGCATGAGGACACCGCTCGCCTGCTGTCCTTGCAGGTCAAGGTGCGATTGGACGCCCTGAGCAGGGTTCATATGAATGTCAGGCCAGAAGCCCGGAACTGGTGTATGTTGCGTGTGGTTCTTGGGCCAGATCCACTCGGCCTGTAGAAGACGTGCCCGGCGCACTGCATGTGGATGTAGGTCCAGATCCACACGTAGTGAGGAGGTCACAGACCGTCACGTGGCGGTGGTCTCGCACCCAAGAACCAACTTCCCTCGAAACAACTTTTGAGTTAGGTTGGCCAAGTGCAAGAGATCGAGTGGTCCCCCGCTGAGCTGCGGGAACTGGAAGACCTGCGGCAGCGAGAAGCGCTCCTCCCGGCCGATGCTCCGCGTGCGCTTCTCTCCATCCGTCTGTCGGTTCTGACCGACGAGACGACCTCCCCCGTCCGGCAGGAACTAGACCTCCGCCGCTTCTCGCTCAACCGCGGATGCCGCATCGCTGGCGTGGCGAGGGACCTGAACGTGTCGGCGACGAAGGTTCCGCCGTGGAAGCGCCCGGAGCTGGGCGACTGGATCAACAACCGCGCCCCCGAGTTCGACCAGATCCTCTTCTGGAAGCTGGACCGCTTCGTTCGGCGTATCTCCGACCTGCACCTGATGATCGAGTGGTGCAAGGAGTACAGCAAGATCCTTGCTGCCGATAAGGACCCGATCGACCTCGACAGCGCCTACGGCGAAATGATGGTCACGATGATCGCCGGTATGGCGCGCATCGAGGCCGCCAACACTGGCGTCCGCCTGGAATCGCTCTGGAAGTACGCGCGCACTACGGACCGATGGGTGATCGGCAAGCCGGTCTACGGCTACACGACGGAAGAGACCCCGGAGGGCCGGAAACTCGTCGTCCACCCGTTCAACAAGCGGGTCCTGAAGTGGATCTACGCCATGCTCATGCGCGGTCGGTCCATGTACAAGATCACTCAGATAGTGAACCGGGCCGGGGTGCCGGCCCCCAACGGTGGCAAGTGGTACGCGAGGAACCTGACGTCGATCCTGACTAACCCAGCCTTGAAGGGCCTGCGAGTCATTCGACCGCCCAAGGCGAAGACCAAGGAAATCTCCCGGATCGTCTACGGCACGGATGGGCAGCCCATAAGGCTCGCTCCACCGGTCTTCACGGACGAAGAATTTGATCAGATTCAGGAGCGCCTGAAGGCCAACGCCAAGCACGGCCGGAAGGACTCGAAGGGGAAGAAGCTGTCCCTGTTCCTGGGCGTGATCAAGTGCGGGAACTGCGGTGCCAACATGTACAAGCACGTCTCGAAGAGGAAGCGCCCAGATGGCAGCGAAAGGTTGTACCCGAAGCTGCGTTGCTCGTCGTACACCAAGGACCCCTGCGGCGCTCCGGTCTTTGATCCGGAGGAGATGTACGGCGCACTCGCCGATACGGTCCTTGATCAGTTGGGCGACTTCGAAGTGGTCCACCGTGAGTACGCCCGAGGTGCCGAGAACCTGGCCCGCGTCAACGAGCTACAGGCGTCGATCAAGCACTACATGGATGGGCTCGCCCCTGGCGGTTCCTTCGCGGTGGGTGGCTTCATCCAGAAGCAGGCCCAGGAAGCCCTACAGAAGTTGGGTGCCGAACTGGAAACCATCGACCCTGAGACGACTCAGGACAGGTGGCACTACAAGACGATGGGTGTCACCTACCGGGAGCACTGGTCGAAGGTGGGTACGGACCAGATGGAGAAGGACTTGGTCCGAGGCGGTATCACGTTCCTGGTGTATCGCGATCACTGTGACCTGCTCATCCCTGATGACGTGAAACAGCGATTGGTCGTCAAGGACGACTACTTCAAGAAGAAGCTGTAACGACGATGGGCCCCGCCTCACGGCGGGGCCCTTCTCGTTTAGCGCTCTACGACCTTGACCAACTCACGGTCGCCGGTCGGGCTGACCTTGTAGACGTACACCTTCACTGGAACCCCTCGAAGCAACTTATTGGTCATGAATGAATGAACTGGGGCGGCGTCCCGTACCAGCCCGCCGAGTCACCGGAGTCCCACACCACGCGTGTGATGCCCACACCGGTGATCAGCTTCGAGCAGTCGCCACAGGGCTTGAACGTGACGTACAGCGTGGCTCCGGGCCTGTCCTCGGGACGGCTCCAGAGGATCGCGTTCCATTCGGCGTGGTACTCGATGCAGCCTTCGTACGAGGACCCGGCTGGGGCGTCTCCAGCGCAGCGTTCACACTCCCCCGCCAGGCAGCTCTTACCGCCTGGCGCTGAGCCGTTGTAGCCGGTGCTGACGATGCGATGGTCACGGCTCACCAGGACGGCACCCACCTGCTTCCGCAGGCAGTCACCGCGGGCCGCCACAGCCTTCGCGATGCCGAGGAAGTACGCATCCCAGTCAGGCCGCTTTATCAAGAGGCTCCCCCGTCATCGGGTGCACTTCGAAGACCTCGATGTTCGAGGCTTCCGCCTCTTCCAGCAGCCTCACTCGTGTCTGTGCGGCCCCTACGTCGTAGCTGCACACGGAGGTGATGTCTCGGCCCGTGTCGTCGGTCCAACGGACCTTGTACGACCTCACTTCGTCGGCTCCTCGTACTTGTCGCAGGTGTCCACGGGCATCCACGTGATGTAAGGCTGCCCCTGGGCGTTGACCATGGTTATGGGCATGAGGTCGGTGTGCGACTGGAGGCACTTCCGGTCGTCCGTCTCACACCCCGTGAGGGCCATCACCGTGAAGGTGATGACCGCTGCAAGGGCGAGGTACCTCACTCGTCGCCCCCGTCCACGTCGGAGTGCGGGCCGCCCTCAACCACGATCGGCGGGTGCATCTCGCGGTCCCAGTACTCGGCGGCGAACGCCTTCGCCAGATCGGACGGCACCCCTTCGGCGACTGCGCTGCGGTAGACCAGGCCGGCGACCCCCGCCACGTTCACAGCCACGGAGGCCCGCTTTTCCATCAGAGCCTCATTGAACTGGCTCTCCAGGTCGTTGAAGAAGGACTGGAAGGGGTTGCCGTTCGTCTCGTTCTCGTTCATTCGCATCTCTCCGCGTCGTTGTCCTCTGCGCATTCAGCACACAGGCCGGTTTCTACGTCGTTCAGGTCGAAAAGCCCTACGGACTCATGGTTTTGGCACCATTCGCAGTCCTCGGTCACCTCGAAGTCGTCGTACAGTCGTCCTCCTAGTGCTTGCTGTCTTCCAGTTCCAGGACGGAACCCCAAGAACGTTCACCGATCTCGCCATCCGCAGGGACCATGAGGCCCTTGAAGACGAACTCCATGATTCGGGCCGCCCTCTCGGTCAGTTCCTTCGCCTTGTCCTTCGGGAAGGAGAAGACAATCTCGTCGTGGATCGGCAGCCGCATGTACGGCGTGAATCCCGCTCGGTCCAGTTCGATAAGGGCTCGGGCCGTGATGTCCCGTGCCGAACTTTGGATGTAGTAGTTGAGGGCCGCATAGGCACGGTCGCGGTCGACAGGGAGACGCCGGCCGGTCGCGGTGTAGACGTAACCGGTACGCCGCGCTTCCTTCTGTAGCTTCTCCGAGAAAGCCTTGACTCCGACGTACGTGTCCCAGAACGCCTTAACTGCCCGCTTGGCGTCGGACTCCTCAATGCCCCACTGAGAAGAGACAGCACCCCAGCCACCACCGAAACAGACGGTGAAGTTGGTTCCCTTACCCGCCTTTCGCTTGGGATGCTTGTCAGCTCCCTCGGGCATGGGCCCGAATGCAGCGATGGCAGTCAGGTTGTGCAGGTCTTCGTCTCGGCGGAATGCGTCGAGCATCACCGGATCACCGGAGGCCGCAGCCATTACGCGCAGTTCCATGTTTCCGAAGTCGATCGACGCGGAGACGTGGCCTTCCTCCGCAAGGAAGCAATGCCGCACGTAGCCGTCCCCTGCGGGGAACGTCTGTGCCGGGATGGAGCCGGTAATACTCATCCTCGCCGTTCGGGCTTGGATTGAATTGATACTGGCCCGCACCCGACCCTGGCTATCCCGGCCGTTAAGGGCGTTCTCGAACCATGTCTTTCTCCACTTCTGCGCCTTGGTGGCCTTCTTGACTGCTTCGGCAAGCGGGTGATCGATGGAGTCGAGCACTTCGGCGTCCATCGCAAGGTTGCCCTTGGCGGTCCGCTTCTTCAGCTTGAAGCCGAGCTTCTGGAAAGCGGCTACGAGCTGCTGATTGGAGTTGACGTTCTCAACCCACTGCTTAGCGAACTCGACCCACTTGATTTCCTCTGCCTTCAACTCGGCGACACGCCTTGTGGCGTACGCCTCGTCAACCAGGTATCCGGTACGCTCCAGCTTCGCCGTAACGTGGGCCAGGCGGTGTTCCCAGCCGATCAGGCCCCGCTTCTTTGAGCGGGCCGGCACCATGGCGTAGAGGATGTGGAAGAGCCGGAAGGCGATCACCGGGTCCATACCCGCATACAGAAGGAATTCGAGGTCGAACGTCTTGACGATCGGCCAAATGTCTTCCTTCTTGACCTTGTACCGCTTGGCTATCTCCCGCATCGAACCCTTGACCTCTTCGGCCAACTTGAGGTCGATGTAGTGCTTCGTCAGCTCTTCGAGTTTGAGGCCGGGACCGCCTTCCTTGACGGCCCGAGGGTCGACCAGGTGGGCGAGGATCTTGGTGTCGAGCAGCTTGGGCGCGATCTCTTCCAGGGGGATGCCGAGGCAGGCTTCGAACACGTGCTGATCGAAGGTGCCGTTGTGGGCTATGAGCACCTTCGCCCTGCGTACGGCCCAGATGGCAGCCGCTACGAACTCGGGGTTGTACTCGACGGGGAGCACCCAGGATTCGTGTGCGTTGCCGAACTGGACGTGTCGCACGCGGAAGCCTCGGTCGGCATCCCACCAGTTGAGGCCCGTGGTTTCCGTGTCCCATCCGAGGGCGGGATTGGCTTCCACGAAGTCGATGAAGCGGTCAAGGTCCCAAGGCGTCTCGCAGACATTGATCTGTACTGTCTGACGCTTGATCGTGTAGGAGAGTTTGAGCATCGGGACCTTTCCGCCTCTACAGGCGCAGCGTCATGAGTACGTAGGTGAGGACCGAACCGGCAGAGATGCCGAGAATGAACGAGATGAAAGCCGTAGCGGCCATCAGTCCCCCGTGTGGAATTCGAGGGCCGCGGAAAGGTCGAAGTAGAGCGTTGCGGCGGCCCCGAGGCTGATGTGGACCTGTTCCGTGCTGGAGTAGCCATCAGCACGGAATGTCGCCGATAGGGTGATGGTTTCCTGGCCCTTGCTGTTCACAGTGGGCCGCGCGCCGGCCTCCTCGAACAGGACTGCTCGGTTGCGCTCAAGAGCCATTGGAAACCACCTCGTACGTCACGGAAACGAGGTCGTCTTCGTAGGCGTCGGGGTAGTCGAGCCAGTTGTTCACGTCCTCGTCCAACTTGGCCATGGCCTCGATGGAATGGGCGTGCTCTCCGTAGTGCTCGGCGTCAGGCTCGTACTCGAAGACGACGGTCACGCGGATGATGTCTGCCATTACTTCACTCCAAAGGAACGGATGATGATGCGGGCGATGAGGTAGCCGACTACGAATCCGGCAGCGTGCTGTAGGAAGTCGCTCACTTCTGCATGTTCTTTCGGGCCGCACGGAGAAGGGCGCTGAGCAGTAGGCCGGCCCCTACGACCAGGCCCACGAGAAAGACGGAGAACAGATCCGCGGAGTCATACATTCGAGGGCTCCTTACACACGTGGTCTCGGGCTGCCTGTACGAGGTCAGCCAGGGAGACTTGGTTTTCTTCGCAGCAGGCACAGCCGCCAGCGGCGATTTCTCCACCGCAGAGAAGGCAGGAGACTTCAACTCCGCCGTTATCCCAGCCGTAGACGAGAACGTTGCCGAGATTCGTCAACGGTGCATCAGACACCGGGCGGGCGTCTCGGCTGCCTTGGCGTACTTCCAGAGGCCACAGGGAGCCTGGAACCATGCGTACTGACTCAGCCCCAGGGCGAGCACCAGGACCATGGCGGCGAGTATCTTCACGGGGCGACCCTTCCGTGCTTGTCGAATGCGGCTGCGGTGTACGGCATGCGGTCCCGGAGGTGGCTTTCCATTTGGTCGGCAACCATCTGGATTTCGAGCTGGGGACCGGACGGGAAGCGGGCGTTCTCGCGCTTCGTGCGGAGGCTCAGGAAGTGCATGAGGCTCCGGGCGTTACACGTGGCGTAGAACGACGTGTAGATGTTCACGGGGAGCACCATGCGGGCGACTTCGCGTGCCACTTCGAGATCCAGCAGCCGCTTGTATGTGCCGTATGCCTCGGTGCTGATCCGCTTCAGGTCGCCGCTTACGGCCATCCATTGCTTGTAGGTGCCGAGGGAGAATTCGTAGGCACCAGGCTTGCCGGTCTGCCGCAGGGGCCGGCCGTCTGCCGGGACGTAGAAAACGCCCTGCAACTCCTTGTAGCGGCCTGATTCCTCGTTATAGCTCCACCCAGCCCTGTGCCTGAAGAATTCGCGGGCAACGAAGATCGGGGCTTCGATGTAGAACGTGAACGAGTTGTGCTCGAAAGGGCTGCCGTGACGGTCACGCATCAGGTAGTTGATGAGCGGTTCGGCGGGCTTGTTCAGGTCGAGTCCGTCAGCGCCCATCGTGGATACGCGGGCTGCGTAGGCGACATCGAAGTCCTTGGCATCGGCCTTCATCAGGTCGACGTACATGTCACTGCGGAAGGTGACCTCAGTCATGACTCTCCGGGAAAGGGAGGGGGCCAGGCCGGTAACCCAGCCCCCTCGAAACAACTTTTAGGGGAAGAAAAAAGGCCCTACTTGGCCTTGAAGCTGCCGTCCTTCTGTCGCCACAGCGGCTCGCACTGGTCGCTCTTCTCGCGCGCCTGGCAGAACAGGGCCGCCCAGGTGCCCTTCTCGACCAGCTTCCGGCCGTGCTGGCAGTCATCGTCGGCGGGACCGTCCGACCCCTTGTTCACGACTCGACCGTTCTCGAACTTCTTCGGGGCGCTCCCACCCGCCTTCGCGGCGGGGGTGTTCAACTCCGTGTTGAACGCCTGGATCTTGGATGCCCGCTCCAGCAGGCCCTTCAGCGAGGTGCCCTCGTTCTCCAGCAGCTCGGCCATCTCGGACACGGAACCGGCCCGCAGGACCAGAAGCGACGCGTCGTAGCCGCTGCCTCCCTTGAAGGACAGGGTGACGTTCTCGGGGGCAGCAGTGGCGGTAGCGGCAGGAGTGGTCATAGGCGTCTCCGTTGAAGTGGTGGCGGTATCGGTGGGGGCCGGCGGCTCGTCCCACGGGGATCGATCATCGAAAGGATCGGGATAGCTCAAGTCGTTTTCCTCTCTCTTCCCTCTGTCTTCATTTTCCCTCGAAACAACCCCTCAAAGCAACTTTTGGGGCAGTGAAAGGGATCACATTGGCTAGATGGGGCATGCGCCAGAGGCGCAAATTTCGTCGTACGAGGTGTCAGAAACCTCTATCCCGAGGGCAGTTGCCTGCCTGCGGTATTCCTCTTCGGTGATCCGCTCGTACGGAGCCTGGGCACGGCTCAGCTCGGGGAAGATCGTGCTTCCCTTCAGCTCGGGCATGTAGTCCAGCAGGACACCCATGACGTCCTCCTGGTCGTACTTGGACGGGTCGACGGAGGCCGTATAGGACACCGCCTGGTCCGCCCATACGCGCTGGTAGAGGGCCTGTACCGAGAGCATCTGCTCAAGGGTGAGCTGTCCCGCATGCTCGACGTAGGACGGGTCCAAGACCTGGTCCACCAAGGGGTCCTTCGTCGGGATGGTGACGACCATGGTGTTCGCCGCGTAGATGCACGGCTCTACCTGGTAGCCCTTCTGCCTGTACTCCTCGACCTTCTTTGCCTCTTCGGGCTCCAGCATGGAGAACCGAATACGGCGGTTGAAGAACGTCGCGAACGGTGCGTGAATGCCCTCACCCGACGCGCCGGCCACCTTCGAAGTGGTGCCGGTAGGGGCGACCACCCGCGACTTGATCGGGACCGGGATGCGCATGATGTTGGCGTACTCACGCGCCGCATCGTCCACGACTTCCGCGAACCAGCGAAGGTCCGTCTCCACGCTGAAGTCGTCAGCGGCCTCCGAGTACTTGATTCCCTGCTTGGCCAGGAAATCGGCGAAGCCCAGGTGCCCCACACCGATGCGCCGGTACCGCGCGATGGCTGCCGCGGATTTGGGGTCCTCCACCGGAGCACATGTGGCACGGATCAGGTACCTGGTGATGAGCCGGTGGGCTTGTTCCAGGCCCCCGTGATCGGTCAGGCCGGACCGGTCCACGAAGGCACCCAGGTTGACCGAGCCGAGGTTGCACGGCTCCCACGGGGTCAGGGTCGCTTCGCCACACGGGTTGGTGGTGAAGGTGCCGTCGACCTCACCCACTGCGGTCAGGCTGCTGTTCCAGAAGCCCGGCTCGCCGTTGGAGAGTGCGCCTTCGGCAAGGTGCGCGAGTACCTGAGTGGCCTTGTAGTCACCTGCCTTCGCCTTCTCGATGAAGTCGTTGTCAATCTCGACGCTGATGTTGGTGGTCCAGTGCTGAGTCATGTCGGCCTTGGACGCCAGGAACAGTTCGATCTGTCCGTCAGCCCAATGCATGATCGACATTCGCGCCGACCGGCGAACACCACCCGACACGATGCACCTGGCGATCTCGTGATCGATCGACATAGCGTCCATGCCCGACAGCGGCCAGCCCGCCGCGTCGTTGAGGATTGCCCCCACGTTGATCAGTAGCTCTGCGAACGGCTGGGGGCCGCTCGCGGTGCCTCCGAACGACTTGAGGGGGGCACCCTTCTGCCGGACTCGGGACACGTCGTACACGCGGTTCTCGTGCCGCACGTCGGTGCGGTGTGCGGTCCGGATCAGGTCGGACAGAGCGTCTGCCCATCCCTGCCGGGAGTCCTCTACCGCGTAGGCACCAGCCCACGTGTAGGCGTACTCGGTGGAGATCAGACCGGCTTCCACCATGTCGAGGTAATCGGGATGCGAGGGGTCGCACACGATGTGGACGCGCAGAGCGTTTTCGACGGTCGGGAAGTCGTGCAGGTAGCGGTTCGAGTAGTTGGACCCGACACCGCCTCCTTCAGCGAGGCGGAGCAGAGTGAATGAGAAGTGCTCCTCGGGCTTGCTGGCATCCCAGCCAGCGGCCCAGCAGTTGTTCAGGGCGTAGTCGTTTACGCCGCTCGACTTCAGGTGCCGGCCTGCGGGCAGCAGCTTGAAGGTTTCGATCAGCTCGACCAAGGCGTCACGCTCGCCCGCCTCGATGTAGCGGGGGGCGACGAGGGCCAGGTTCCCGTCCACTACGCGGCGAACGGTCTCGGGCCAGGTCTCCAGGCTGCCGTCAGGCTTCTCGCGTCGGTAGGTGCGTTCGTAGACGGTCTGGGCGGTCTCAGTAGGAAACGTCATGCGTGCCTTTCAGAAGGAGAGGTTGTTTCGGTGCTTCGCGGCCTGGGCCTCGTACAGGACGCTGGTCAGGCCGTTGAGGTCGGCGGGGGTGAGGTTGAATTCCGCGGTGCCCTCTTCGGTCGCCACCAGGACGTACGTCAGGCTCTCGGGCCCGTCGTCGTAGACGACCGTGATCTCTACGTTGGCTTCGGCGTAGTGCTTGCGGGTCTCGATCATGCGGCGGCCTTTCCGGTGCGCAGGTGGCTGTTCATGGCGATGGCAAGGGCGTCCACGGCGCGGTAGGACATCTTGCGTTCGGCGTCGTCCTTGGGAGGCAGGCCGTAAATGAAGACCCGCGTGAGGACGTCTCGGTAGCGGTCGGTCAGCTTGCGCATGGAGGCGGAGGCGTCCAGCCGGGCCGACATGATGTTGTCGGTGATCCGGCACTTGGTCAGGTCGTCCTTCTTGCCGATGAGAGAGGAGACTTCCTCGTCGGTGTAGATGAACGTGCGGAGCGCGTTACGGGCCTCCTCGGGCGTGTAGTAGTACTGCCCGTCCAAGAGGTCCCGCTGATTCTGTTCCTTGGACGCGTACTGCTTGGAGACTCGCCAGGCCACCTTCCGAAGGAACTCGTCGTCGTCCTGGCGCTTGGCGATGTAGGACGCCTGCTCGACCATGTGGACCAAGATTTCCTGCTGGACATCTTCGGCCTCAACGACCGGCCACTTCAGCGCCATTTCCTTGGCGACCTTCTGTGCGATGTCGTTGATGTGGTCCCAGTTGAGGTCAGTCACTTACGCCGCCTTCGCAAACTTGCCGTTGTTCCCGCGCTTGATCTCGCCGAATCGCTCGCCCTCGACCACGAACGAACCGTCATCCTCGACCGGGATTGCGTGAGGGGTCGCGGCGTACTTTCCGGCGTAGAAGAGGCCAAAGCCTCTCTGCCAGTTGGCCGGACCGTTCTTGAGGTATCCGGCCTTCCTCACGTCCATGAGGTGTCCGACCTCGAAGCCGTAGATCGTCTTCAGCCTTCCTCCGAACCCGTGGGACTCAGGGGAAACGGCCAGCCGGTGAGTGTGGCCCATGACCAGGGACACGCCTGCCTTCTTTGCCTTCATGGCCGCGGTGCGTCCGGCGACCTGGTTCAGGCCGGGCGACTCGTGCCCGTGAATGGCCACCCAGCCGGGGGCGAAGGGGTAGTACGGCTCCACCAGTTCGGCCCCGAAGCCGTCGAAGTCCAGCAGGCTTTCGAAGCGGTAATGGACGTCGTCAGCGGCCAGAGCCGGGGCGTTCTTCTCCAGGTACTTTTCCGGCCGCTCATCGTGGTTGCCCTTGAGGATCTTCAGCGGGCCGTCGTACACGGCACGGAGCGGTGCCATGAAGTTGACCTTGGCGTACTCAGAGTCTCGGATGACTCCCCCGGCGAACTCGTACCGCGTGCCGGCCGTCCAGCGGGACGGGGCCGGGTAGTCGACCAGGTCTCCGATCTGGATTACCTCGTCGGGCTTGTAGTCGCCGATGAAGTTGATGATGTTGCGCACGGCGCGCTTGTCCTCGTAGGGCATCTGCGTGTCAGAGATGACGACTATTCGCTTCACTGGCTTTCCTCCGCCTCAAGCTGCTTGATTTCGTAGTCGACGTACCAGCGGGCCTTTTTCAGGTCCTCGACCGTGCGGCCCTTGAAGTCGGCACGGAACAGGTACTTGAGTGCGTTGCCTCGGACGAATCCGAAGTTCTTGGTGATGTCGATGACTTCGAGTCCGCCCGGAAGCCACGTGTAGTGAGCCGGGTGGTTCACCGCATCGTTTTCCCTCGAAACAACTTCTTGGGCAGAAGAAAGGTCGGCCGTGGCCAACAGGAACTCGCTTTCGTGCATCAGCTCTTCGTCCGTGAAGCAGAGCGCTCCGCCGTCCTCGAACTGGACCTCATAGGGGTACGGCAGGCTCTCTGCGTCGTAGACCGTCTCGACGGTGCCGACGCGGTTGGCGTACAGGCCGGCCGCGATGTCAGAGGGGGTGCACGACGCTGGGGCGGCGATAACGACTCGATCCCCCACCTTGAAGCGCAGACTCACGCGGTGACCTCCTCCAGCTCGTCATCCCGGAACCAGGCCCCGATCTGCCATTCGTCGTCGTCCAGGACAACGGAGGTGGCCTCGAACCAGTCGGCGTAGTTCACGGCCTGGATCGTGCCGAGCCAGCCGCCCAGCTCATCGATCTCGTCCTTGACTCGGACTCGCGTTCCCGGCTCCCACTTGCTGATCACAGGCCCAGCCTCTTTCGGTACTCGCTCACACCATGGGTGTGAATGAATGAATTGATGTCGTGTCCGTCCCCAAGGACGATGACCTTGCCGTTGGGCATTTCCGCAGCCCGCTTGTCTGCTGCGGCGATTCCCGGTTCGTCGTCGTCGGCGATGATGAAGACCACCTCGAAGCCGACGAAGGCAGGGTCGAAGTACGGCAGCCATGCGGATGTGCCTTGGGTGCCAGCACAGGGGACGTCAGCCAGCTCGGACGCCTCAGCGTCGAACTCGCCCTCGCTCAGGGCGATGTATGGCGTCGGCTTGATCAGCGCCGCCGTGTTGTAGAGGCGCGGATGGTCACCTGGCAGGCTCCGATACTTCCCGTGGCCCTGGTGCTGTTCCTTGCGGGTCGGGGCGTAGTACTGGCCGTTCTCGTCCTTCACGCACTCGTCGGCGATGCATCGATAGCGGATGGTGGCTACCGCGTGCTCTCCGCCTGCGGGCCGGAAGTAGGGGATGGCCAGCATTCCCGTCATCCGTTCGTCACCAGTTCTCGCCGAACCGACGTACCCGATTCCGAACCGGCTCGCTGCTTCCCCCAAACCGCGGGCGTTCATGTACGCCTCGGCCGGGCTCCCCGCGAACTGACTGAAGTACTCCTTGGCCGCCTCCACTGAATCGGCCATCTGCAAATTCCTGGGCCTGCTTGAAGCCACAGCCTTCCTCTCGCATGATCACGTCCAAGCTGTCTTCCCTGACATCACAGGCAAAGCAGCTCCAGCGCTGCTTGTCCGTGCTGACGGATGCGCTCGGATTGGATTCGTTGTGCGCCGGGAGTGGGCACAGAATCTTCTGCCAGCCGCCACGGGGCTGGACTTGCACTCCGTAGTAGTGGTTCAGGACTTCACTGATCGGAGGCTTGGGGCTGTCGCTCATCTTCGATCTTCCTCGTGATGACGGGAAAGTCGTAGCGCCGGTAGGAGTCGATGTAAGACTTGTTGTTTCCACGCCATTCACGGGCGTCCACATTGATGCCGTTGGGCATTACGCGTCCTTGTCGTACGTGTACCTCGGGCCCAGAACTCGCCAGGCCGGGTAGTTTTCGAGGTAATCGGCTGCTCGCCTGAGCACTTCGGGCCTGTCTCGTGCGCCTCGGGCCAAGAGCTGACCGTTACAGCGCTGGCAGAGGAGTCCTCGAATAGCCTCGGTCTTGTGGCAGTGGTCTACGGCGAGGTTTGTGCGCCGGGTCTCCTGGCAGATCGCGCAGCGTCCGCCCTGGGCCTCGAAGAGGGTCTGGTAGTCCTCGTTCGTGAGGCTGTAGGTGGCCTGTAGGCGGGCGTTCCGGCTTGCGGTTCGCCTGGTTGCCTTTCGGCAGGTGCTACAGACCTTCCCTCGCGGAGTAAAGAACTTCTCTGCCCTGTTCTTCGCGCACTTCTCGCACTGGCGGTATCCCTTGCGAGGTTCAGCCACGCCGAAGGGTCGCCTCAAGACGAAGCTGCATCTTCATGTCGTAGAGACCGTCTGCGAGGTCCCGCAGGTAATCGAGAGGAACGACTTGCCAGGTACGTCCCTGGGCCGTCGGAAGGGAGATCGCGGCGACGTGAATTCCGCGGCCTCCGTGCCGGACGAGGTCTCGGGCCAGGCTCCGGAGGTTGAATCGGCGGCGGTCCTTGACCTGAAGGACGACAGCCACCACGCCCCCGCCGGCCGCCGCTACTTCCATGGCAGAGATATCGGGCTGCTCTTCGAGGAGAACGTCAACGATCTCCTTCTCGATGGTGTAACCGACGCCCGTGTAATTCTGCTTCATGTGGTTTCCCCTCCTACTTCTTAGCTTACGCGCTTCGACCCCTCGAAGCAACTTTTAGGGTGTGACTTAGAACTCTTCGTCAATATCCGTAAGGCGCATGTTGGTCCGGTTGAAGTCGTACGACGAGAAAGTCTCGCCACTCGCATCCACCAGGCCCTCACGGTTCTTGACGGCACTCACATGGAGAATCGTGCTGTCCATGCCGTCGACTTCCTTGTGAATGGTGAGGATCAGCGAAGGCACGCGGCCGATCTTCCCCTTCACGCCGGAAAGCGGAATGGGCTTCAGGCCGTCCGAGTGCTCACCGGTCACGTGGTGCAGCGACAGGACATGAGCCTTGGTCTCCCGCGCCATGTCGCTCATGTACTCGCACATGGCTTCCAGGCCGAAGGTGAAGCCCTCCGCGTCTGCGGACGCTCCCCCGTCGACGTTCGTGATGTTGTCCACCACGATGAGATGCGGGTAGCAGCCGAACACCTCGTGATAGGCGGACAGGTCGCGTTCGATGTCCAAGGGGGTTGGCCGGGCGTTGTAGTTGAACCTGACCCACCAGCGCTGACCTAGGGCCGAGTAGTACTCGCCGAAGTCGTCCACGATCAGCTTCCGCTTGATCGTCTTGACGCTCTCGCCGGTGATGATGGCCGTGGCCCTGGAAAGCTGCGTGGCAGCTCCGGAGTCGGCACTGAAGTACAGGCACGGCAGGTTGCCGTACATCGCGAGGTTCAGAGCGAAGAGGCTCTTGCCCGTACCAGGTCCCGCGGCTATGAGGCTGAACTCACCTCTGCGGAACTCGACTTCGTGGCGCTGTAGCCCCTTGAAGGGGCTCGGAAGCGGCTCGCCGGCCGCCCCCTTCACTCCGACGCTCTGTGCGAGCGAGTACATCAGTCACCCTCCCTTGAGGGGCCGGAATCCCGACCCCTCGAAACAACTTTTACGGGTAAAAACAAGCCCGTTCACCGGGCCTCTTTCCTACTCTCAGCTTACCTCGGGGTTCCCCTCGAAGCAACTTTATCGGCGTGAAAAAGAGCAGGCATGTCGCACGTCACAAAAACGGCAGCCAAAGCCAGGGCTCGCCGGGAAGTCGCCCCGCTTCACTCCCGCATCCATGGCGGCGTACCTCTCTCCCACTTGCTCTTCCGTGATCTCGTGCAGCTTCACAACACGAGACAGGTTCCCGTTCTTCGCCAGGTACCAATCCCCTGTATTCACAGGGACGTTGAAGACCTTCTCCATTGCCACCTTGTAAGTCTCAAGCTGGAACTTGGACTTGGTGGTGCCGGTCTTGAGGTCCCGTACCCGCAGCGAATCGTCAGGCTCGAACACCAACTGGTCGATGTACCCGCGGACTTGAATGCCGCCGATCTCCGTCTTGAAGTACAGCTCCAGCGCGTCATCCCCGCTGGGCGTCATCCAGATTTCGGGCTGCTTCTCCTGGGCCCACTCCACATACCTGCGCGTGTGCTCCTGGCCCAGGACGTACCGGCGCTCGATGTCCTCGCCTCCGGTGCCGTTGGCGGACAGCCACCGGTCCGTGTTCGGCTCCTTGTCCAGGGCCTTGTTCACCAGGGCGCTGTACTGGTCGGAGAAGAGCTGTACGGCCTCGTCGGTGCTCATGGTCCGCTTCGATCGCTCCACGGCCTCAGCGGCGCTGTGGAAGGCCGTGCCGTGTGCCGACCAGGCGGCCGGTACGGGCACTACTCGTTCAACGCGCTGGAGGTAGAACCGCCAGGCGCACTCTTCGTACTGCTGAGTCTGAGAGACGCTTCGGGGCTGAGTAGCGATGTCGGTCAACGGGCCACCTTCGGGCAGAGTCGGACGTACGTGTGGTTGGGGCTGCTCGGGAAGAGCGGGTGAGGGAACTGGTTCTCCTGTCGCTCGATCGTGATGTCGATGAGGCGAACGCCGTAGTCCCTCCACACCCTCTCCTCAAGGTCGACCAGGTCTTGGATCTCCCGGTCGGAGAGGTTGTCTCCGTAGGCGATGTCCCAGTACTCGCCAACGGGGTTCGCGATGCTGTGGACGATGAGCAAATTTGTGTCCTGAGTGATCCGCGTGCGGATCGTCTTGCTGGACTCGATCTCGTCCAGCACGGCCAACCGGCTTGTCACCTGCATGTCAGGTGAAGCGAGGCGCACCGCGGTACCGACCATGATCACTCCCTAGTTCGGTCGCAACCCGTCCCCTGCGTTGCGATCGCAAGCATGAGCCTATGGCAACACAACGTTGAAACCCCTCGAAACAACTGTGACGTGGGCCACTTACTGGCGGTTACACGTTTGCCTTGACCTGCACTGTTACGCAGCCGTTACCTAAGCCGTACAACCCTTTGTGAAGAGGCCCTTCAGACTACGTTCGAATCTAGTTCGAAAAAACGAAAGGCCCCGCAATGCGGGGCCCTGGGCTGAGATGATCTAGTTGTCCGGTTCGCAAGTGCTTCAAGGCTCCTTCACCCGAAGTTCACTTCCGGTTTGCTGGTTCCTACCTGTGCGGTGATCACTCAGACGGCACGTCAGGTAGTCGGAAGTGCTTCAGATCGGCCAGGGGCGGAGCACCCTTCTCATAGGGGTAGCGGACCACCAGGCGATCGTCACGGGGCTCCCGTGGCTCGAAGGCCCAGGGCTTCTCCCTCTCTGTGTCGTAGGAGAGGACCACGTTCTTCTCACGTACGCGCTTCTCGAAGTTCAGGGCGTCGCGCCGCTGCCGGTCCGACAGCTCTCTGTCCCCGAGCCTGACCCGTAGCCAGAGCCGTAGGGACTGGATGGGGAACATGGCGTGATGGGAGCCGGCCTCCTGGGTGGCGTGGACCCGCCACACCTTGGCGATCTCTGCACTGGCGTCGTTGGAGAACGGCCGACGCTCCAGCCCGAGCTTCTGGAACCTCTTGTTCACGGCCTGCGGCGTGACCCCGTACTTCTCAGCGATCTCCCGGTTGTTCATCCGTCCCATAACGAACAACCTGGTCATCTCGGCATCGCTGGGCAGCTTGGTCATGGGCCATCCTCGGTCATGGTTTGTTGATCTTGGCGGGAGCATACAGACTCTGTACCCCTCGAAGCAACTCGGGGGGCCAATGCGGGAGCAAACTCACTAGCAACGGTGTGAACTGGATCTCACTTCAGCAATCCCTTTCCTCTACCTACTACCAGGGACACATACATCATTAGTGAGAGAGCGAGTGAAACGAGCGAACGAACAGACAAAATGATCTGAGTTACCTGTGTGTAGTTCAAGAATTACTGTTGAAAACTTCAGCAACAGCGTTTCCGAAGCTATTGAGTGGTCTAGACCTAGTAGCGACCAGGTCTCTTTGAACTTCCTCCTGTTGATCCCTTCGTAGAGGGCCTGTGGGCCTTCCGAAGGTGTGGTCCTGGAGGACGGCCCCGGCTGCCAGACAAGTAACCGGCCGGGGCCCATAACTTGCAGCCATGGAGGGCCCGTGCCGAGAGCCAAGAGCATCTGTCTACGAGACGGCTGCACCTCCGTGACTGTGAAGGATGGGCGCTGCGCGTCTCACCAGGTTCGCCGGGGTTGGGACAGGGTCTCTGCCCGTAACCGGAGTCGGCCTGGTGACTGGTCAACCCGGCGAGCGAAGACGCTGGCCAGGGACCGCTTTCAGTGTCGCAAATGTCGCTCAAGATCGGACCTTGAGATAGACCACATTCGTCCGATCGCCAAGGGCGGCACATGGGAGCTGGACAACCTCTGGACCCTTTGCCGTCCATGTCATCGTCAGAAGACATACGGCGAGGACCGCCAATAAGTCTGACTTAATCTCTGATAGCTCAGTTGGCAGAGCAGCGGACTGTTAATCCGCGAGTCCCTGGTTCGAGTCCAGGTCGGGGAGCCATGCGGGTCGCACCCGCAGGCCCAGGGAACCGGTCGCGCGCAACCCGAACCCTGAGCGGTGCCCGTCGTCTAGTGGCCCAGGACTCCTCCCCTTCCGGGAGGCGACGCCGGTTCGAATCCGGTCGAGCACACCGCCTTGCAGCCGTCCGCCCTCTGGGGCCGGGCGGCTTTTTTCATTCATTCACTCCGGAGGTTCGCCATGTATGCCGTCGACTGCAACGGCCACTGCGACGACTGCCCCTTCACCTGGTGCAGCACCGCGCCGGCCACCAGGCCGAGCAAGGCCCAGCAGCGCAAGGGATGGCGGCAGGACGCTCTTGAGGAGCTGGACGACCTTGCGGACCTCTATGGGGTCGATGCGGGTCAGGTGAGGCTCTGATGACACGAGGACCCAAGCCCAAGCCGAACGCCGTGCGACGCAACAAGCACGAGCACGCCCAGGAGCTGGAGGCGGCTGTCCAGCCGGGCCGGGAAATGCCCCGCGGCCTCGGGATCACCACAGCTGGGGGCAAGCGCTTCTGGCGCACCTGGTCCACGTCACCCCAGACGCAGGGGTGGACAGAGACGGACTGGACCGAGCTGGAGATCACCACGAAGTTGGTGGACGAGTTCTACCGGGGCGAACTGAAACTCGCCTCCGAAATCCGCATGCGTGTCGCCAAGTGGGGAGCCACGGTCGAGGACCGCTCCAGGCTGCGCATGAAGATCGATGACGAATCCGAGGAAACGCCCGGCAAGGCGGACTCGGACCTTTCTGTTTCTGACATGGACGAGGAGCTGTTCAAGCTGCTTAACGACGCATAGGAGGTGATGTGGGATGCCTCAGACGGGAAACATTCCGAAGGGCGTCCCACACCCGACTAGGAGTCTCGGCTACCAGATCATTCGGTGGGCCCAGAAGTACATTGTCCAGCCTGACGGCGAGGACGCCGGCCAGCCTTGGAAGTTCACTCCTGAGCAATTGCGCTTCGTCCTTTGGATGTACGCGATTGATGAGAACGGCCGTTGGCTGTATCGCACCGCGGCCCTTCGTAGGGCTAAGGGCTGGGGCAAGACACCGCTTCTCGCTGCACTCTGCATTGTCGAGTTCGTAGGCCCTGCCAGATTCTCTCACTTCGATGAGAACGGCATGCCTGTCGGCAAGCGGGTGCCTCTGCCTCTGGTGCAGATCGCGGCTACCTCGTTGGATCAGACGGCTAACACCCGAGACATGATTCGCGGAATGCTCGCCGAGTCTCCTGCCGAGGCCGAGTACAACATCGAAATCGGCAAGGGCCTGATCCAGTTCAAGGACGGCCGGCCCGGACGCATTGAGCCGGTTACTTCGTCTTCTCGTGGATTGGAAGGTGCCCGGCCTACGTTTGTTGTGTGTGACGAGGTCCATCACTGGATTGAGTCGAACCAGGGCGTCTATGTCTGGGAAACGCTCGACCGAAACGTTCAGAAGACTGCGGGTGCCGGTTCTCGTCTGATCGAGACGACGAACGCCTACAACCCGAACGAGAACAGTATTGCCCAGCGGACGCATGAAGCCGTCCTCGGGACTGCCACACGCCTTCTCTACGACTGTGTGGAGGCAGAGAAGGACGTAGACCTCAAGGACCGCGAGGCGGTCATTGTGGCCATCATCGACGCCTACGGGGATTCCCATTGGGTCGACGTCGAGGGCATCGCTGATGCGATCCAGGACCCGCGTACTCCTGCCGCTGTCGCATACCGCTTCTACCTGAACAACATTCAGGAGAACGCAGACGGCTGGATGTCCAAGGACGAATGGGAGCTGTGCTTCCAGGACGACGATCCGATCCGTCCTGGTGACCAGATCGCAATTGGCTTCGACGGATCGATCCGAGGCGACGCCACAGGTTTGGTGGGCTGCCGTCTTCGGGACGGCAAGTTGTTCCTGCTTCACCTTCAGGAGAACCCCAGGGACCCGAATCAGCCGGACTGGGAAGTGGATGTCCTCGCGGTGGAAGCCGCGGTGGCCAACGCTTTTCGTACGTATCAGGTCGAGTGGTTCTACGGTGACCCGCCTTACTGGCAGGAAGCCATTGGGCGCTGGTCGATCGAGTACGGCGATGACTACGTATTCGAGTACTGGACCAACAAGCCAACGCGGATGGCGCAGGCCACGGAGCGATTCCGAACCGCAGCCATGGTCCAAGACCTCAAGCATGAGAACGACGCAGACATTTCCCGTCACGTGCTGAACGCGGTGACCCGCGATGTCCCCCAGGGAACCTTGATCATCAAGGACTCTCCCCGTTCCAAGAAGAAGATCGACCTAGCGGTGTGCGCGATTCTCGCATTCGAGGCGAGGGCGGATGCCATCGCAGATGGGCGGCTGAAGAAACGACGATCCAGAGTGGTGGGTTTCTAGATGAGCGAACCGGTTATTGCCTCTGTCCCGAGCAATCCTCTTCAGTGGCTTGAGTATCTGCACTCGAAGCTGCTGAGGCACCGGACAGGGTACCGGCGTCATTCCGCCTACTACGACGGAGAGCATCAGAAGTTGGTGTTCGCACAGGCGCGGCACCTCAACGAGTTCGGCCACATCTTCGAGAAGTGGCGGGACAACTTCTGCGGCCTGATCATCGACAGCGTCAACGAGCGCTTGGCCATCGACGGCTTCCGTATGACGGACGAGCCTGATGCGGACAAGGACGCTCGGGACATCTGGCAGCGGAACTTCCTCGATGCGGAGTCCAACGCTGGCCACCTGGACGCGATGATCCACGGCACTGCCTTCGCTGTGGTGTGGGCCGATGCTGACGGCAAGCCAACGATCACGCTGGAGTCGGCAGAGAACGTCGTCGTGCAGTACAAGCCTGGCAGCCGTCGAGAGATCGAGGCCGCGGCGAAGTTCTACACGGATGACTGGGGCCGCCAGTGGTCGACTCTGTGGTTCGCCAACCGCGTCTACACCTTCCAGGCCGGCACGTTCGGCTGGGGCAATCCTTCGGCCGCCAAGTCGGTGAAGAACCCCCTGGGCGAAGTGCCTGTCGTTCCCCTGAACAACAGGTCCCGCCTCACCGGTGAGCCTCTGTCGGACCTGACCACGGTCATCCCGCTTCAGGACGCGGTGAACAAGATCGTGTCTGACGCTCTCCTGGCGAGTGAGTATGCGGCCTGGCCGCAAAGGTATGTCACTGGCCTGGAAATCGTGGAGGACGACACTGGTAACCCGGTCGAGCCTTTCAAGATTGCCGTAGACAAGCTGCTTCAGGCTGAAGACCCGAACGTGAAGTTCGGCCAGTTCGAGGCAGCCGACCTGGGGAATTACGTCAAGCTGGCAGACATGCTCGTTCAGCACATGGCGAGCACGAGCCGTATCCCCTTCCACTACTTCCTGAACAACGGTGGTGTGGCTCCCTCCGGTGAGTCCATAACCGCCGCTGAGGCTGGTCTGATAGCCAAGACTCGTGAACGCATGCTCCATTTCGGAGAGGGCTGGGAACGCGTAATGCGCCTGGCCTTCAAGGTAATGAAGGACAAGCGTGCAGAGGCTTGGAGTGCCGAGGTCATTTGGCGTGACCCTGAGAATCGGACCGAAAGCCAACACATGGATGCACTTCTGAAGCTGAAGATGATCGGTGTTCCGACAGATCAGCTTCTCTCCGATGCGGGTTACACACCGCAGCAGATCGCCCGCTTTAAGTCGATGCGGGAGGACGACGCCAAGGCCGCAATGGAACTGGCGAAGAAGTTCCCCGATCCGGCTCAGCAGGCCAACGAGCAGGCCGGCCAGCCTAGCTCGGATGTCCAGAAAGCTGCCGTCAAGCAGCCGCAGGGCAATTCTGGTAACGCAGCCCGCAAGGCTGTGAACCCGGTTAAGGGTTGATCCCTTAATCCTTTTCATTACGCAGGCTCCCGCAATGGGGGCCTTTTTTGATGCACCGAAATGGATGGATCACGCATGGACGAGAACACGCAGAACGCTGGCACCACTTCCACCGAGGGCGCTCCGACCGGCGAGGCCGGCACCCCTCAGACTCCGACGCTCGAAACACTTCAGGCGGAGGTCGACAAGTGGAAGTCCCTGTCCCGCACGAATGAGAAGCGGTGGCAGGACGCCTCTGCCGAGCGCGATGCGCTCAAGGAGTCCGGCATGACGGACGCAGAGAAGGCAATTGAGGCCGCTAAGGCTCAGGCCCGATCCGCGACCCTCGCCGAATACGGCACTCGGCTTGCTGACGCCGAGCTGCGTGCACAGGCCGCAAAGGCAGGTGTGGAGCTTCCTCCCGCCGAGTTCCTGAACCTGACGAAGTTCGTCGGTGAAGACGGCTCTGTGAATGCCGATGTGATCGGCACTTTCGTCTCGTCCCTCCCTAAGCCGGTCGCTGAGCCCGAATTCGATCAGGGCCTTGGCCTTGGTCGTCAGGGCGGGTCCGGAGTTCAGCAGCTCACCCGCGACGACCTTTCCAACATGTCCCCGCAGGAGATCAACGCTGCCCGCAAGGCGGGTCAGCTCGACGCCCTTATGCGAGGCGCAATCTGACAAACCCGTGAGGTAACCTATGGCATTTCTTTCTCAGGCTGGCAATAACACTGGGGCCGGCCAGCTTCAGACCACGCAGGGCCAGTTCATTCCCGAGGTCTGGACTTCGCAGCTCATTGCGGACATCGAGGAAAACCTTATCCTCGGTGCTTCCCCCTTCACCAACCGGCAGTATGAGGGCGACTTCCGCCGTGAGGGCGACGTAGTCCGAATCCCGCACTTCGTTGACGGGACTGTCACTGACAAGGGCCTGGTGAAGGCGTACGGCGAGATCGGTACTGCCGACCACGCGGCCCTTGAGTACATGAAGATGACCGTCGCGAAGGGTTCCAGCTTCCACCTGGAGATCGACGCTCTTCACCAGCTCCAGACCAAGGGCGGCATCGACCTGATGTCCAACCTGGTGTCGCAGCGTGCGCGTCAGACCGCGCTTGCCATTGACGAGCTGGTTGCGCTGACCCTGCTCGCCGCTCTCCAGGGCAAGGACCTGAACGGCGCGGAGAACCGCACCGCCACTGTGTCCGGCCTCCCCGCGCTGGAGCTGGGCGCTATCTCGAAGGTCCAGGCGACCGACGTGGACGCCCCCGCTGCGGACAAGCTGTCCGTCTACGACTACGTGGTCAAGATGCTCGAAGTGCTCGACACTCGCAGCGCTCCGCAGGACCGGTACCTGTTCGTCTCCCCGCGCATGCGCTCTCTCCTCCTGCGGGACGAGAAGTTCATCGACGCGTCGCAGCACGGCGGCGGCGGTTCGGTCGTGGCCTCCGGTCAGATCGGCTCCATTCTCGGCCTGCCGGTCGTGGTCGCGAACGCGCTGGGCAACCACTCCCGGCCCAACTCGCCGGTCATCAAGAAGGGCAACGAGAAGTTCGGCAGCGTCGACCTGTTCATGGGCTCGACCTCCGCTGTCTCCGTCGTCGTGCCGTTCGCCGAGATGGCCGCGTACAACCCGGAGAAGTCCTTCACGTCGGCCGTGAAGTCCCGAGTCATCTACGACGCGAAGGTGTGCCGGCCTGAGCAGCTTCTCGTGGCTCAGGGTGTCGAGGCGGAGATCAACACTCACAACGCCCCGGCTGCTGGCTGATCTGACCTTCCCTAACTGAGGGGAGGGACATGGCCTTTGCCACCCCAGACGATGTGGCCGCCCGCCTTGGGCGGCCACTCGCTGAAGACGAAAAAACTCGAGTTTCGGCGTTCCTGGACGACGCGTCTGCGTTCGTCACCGAGTACTGCAATGGCGCCTGGGACAGGACCACTCCCCCGGCCATCTTCAAGACGGTCGTGTGCGGTGAGGTCATCCGCTGGTTGTCCGTTGCCCCTGGCGTGATCTTGGAGCGCACTGGCGAGCTGGAGACCCAGTTCGGTCAGACGGCTTCCAATCAGGGCCTCTCTCGTGAGGCCACAGCAGCACTCCGCAAGTACCGGCGCAAGGTCGGTTCACTCCCCCTTCGCCGCTACGACTGTTAGGAGTCCGCATGCCCCGTCACTTCACTGACTTCGTTGAGGTCTATCGCGCAGAAATCGTTGCGGATGCCTACACGAAGAAGCGTGACTGGGACGACGCCGTGAAGGTGTGGGCCGGTTCGGCATCTGTCCAACCGGCCTCCACCACGGAGGCGGACTCGCAGGCGCGAGAGACCACAGACATCCACATCACTGTCTTCCTGCCTCCCACAGCTGACGTCGACTCGACGGACCGGCTTGTGGTCGACGGCATCACATACGAGGTGAGGTCCGAGCCACGCATCTGGCGTCAAGGCTCCCTCGCACACATCTACTTGAGAGCACGGAGGGTGAGGCGCTAATGGCTGACGACGTCAAGTTCACCCTGCGCATGAACGCTGGTTGGGAGGAACACTTCCTCCTGAACGAGGAGACCCGCGACCTGGTGGCCCTCCGCACCGAGGACATCGCTGTGTTCGCCAGGGCACTGGCACCGCGGGCTCGCAACAAGCCGCACTGGAACACCATCCACAAGCACATCGAAGTGATGGTCACGGCCTACAAGGGCTGGTACGGCCAGGTGCTCATTGAGCCTGACCGCGACGTGCGGCACGCGATGCTGCAAGAGCGCGGTTACAAGGACCCTGCTGGCCACCGGCATCCGGGACGCTTCTACCTGAAGCGTGCCCTGGAGAGGGCGAGGGTTGAATGAAAGTAGATCCTGTCGACCTCGTGTGGCAGTACCTCAACACAGCCCCGTACATCCCCGAGGACGCGCCCACGGGCGACCTGGTGGGCCGCGAGGTCGGGGACACCACCATCTACCTCAGCCACTCCGGTGGCTTCCGCCTCGTACGGGACCGCATGGACCGTGCGGACATCGAGTACGACGTGTTCCACCAGGAACGCGCCCAGGCAGCAAGCCTGGCCTATACCTGCCGTGAGCTGTTCCTAGAAGACCTGCCCGGCCAAATAATTGGCGACGTCGAGATCCTTGACGTTGTCGAGATTTCCTCTCCCCGGTACTACCCGGACTCGACTTCAGGCGAGCACGTCTACGGCGGGGAGATCACAGTTTTCTTCACTGAGAACTGATACCCCCCTGGCTTAGCCAGACCGAAGGGCCCCTTGTGGGGCCCTTTTTTGTTTCCCCGCTTGAGGAGTTCCTTTATGGCGAATGACGCTTCCAAGATCCGGTTCGCCCCTAACGGCGGACTGTTCATGGCCCCTTCCCCGACTGGTGGGGCGGGTGGCACGGTCCTTCCCGATGACGTAGGCGACGGTGGTAAGACCGCGCCGGCCGGTTACAAGTCTTTCGGCTATGTCGATGAGTCGGGTGTCACCATTACCCCGTCCATCGAGACGGACCCGGTGAATGCATGGCAGTCCGCGGTTCCCGTTCTCTACAACGTGAAGGGTGCCTCTTTCCAGATCAAGGCGACCCTGCTGGAGACCTCGAAGCTGACCACGGAGCTGTTCTACGGTGCTACGTGGGTCGAGGTTCTGTCGGACGACGCGACCCCTGTGCCGACCGGTATTTACCGGCTGGACCTTTCCAGCACTCCGGAGCTTTCCGAGCTTTCGATCGTCGTGGACTGGGCCCAGAAGGGCAAGAACTACCGCACGGTTATCCCGCGCGCCATGATCTCGGACCGAGGCGGTATCACGCTTCAGCGTACCGAGGCCCAGAAGTACGAGCTGACCATTGACGCCCTGGACTACAACGGCGGCCTTGGCTACGTGCTCACGGACGAGGTCATGACTGCCTGATTCGGGCTGTAAACGAATTGCCTCTGCCGGGGAGGGCGAAATTCCCCGGCCACTCTCTCTCACCCCACCCATGACCCCCCGTTTCCTTTGGAGTTCCCATGGCTGCTGCCCGTAAGACCGCTGCCCCGAAGACCGCCCCCAAGACCGCCGCTGCGGAGGCCGAGGCGACCGAGCAGCCCACCAAGTTCACGTTCCTCGGTATCGACTTCGAGGTCCCGCCTGCCAAGAAGATTCCGCTGGAGCTGCTGTTCGCGGAAGACGAGCTGGACGCCGTGAAGATCATCGTCGGTGAGGACAAGTGGGCCGAGTTCCGTGCCAAGCGTCCGACGATCGGTGACTTCCAGGAACTTTCCGCCAAGGTCAACGAGGCGTCGGCCGGCTCGGGAAACTGATAGCAACCGTTCACGTCATCAGGGAATACCCCGAAGAGCTGGAAGCGGACTTCCTGGAATTCTTCGGGGTTGATCTCCTCGACCTCTGGCGTGGGCGGTTGTCTCTGCGCAGGGTGCACCTGCTGATTAATTCACTCATGCACAAGGCTGGACGGTCCACGCTGCTCGCCACGATGGACGAGACAACGCAGTGGGGCTCCACTGAACACTTGCTCGCTCGCGTCTCGGACGCTTTGGAGCTGGGCAACTACCTCTTCCTCAAGGCCAACAGCAGCGAAAAGGACATCCCGCTGCCTGAGCCTCTTCCCCGTCCCGGCTCTTCCGAGCCGGTAAAGCCCAAGCCAGCCGAGCACGAATTCGCGTCCGGTGAGGAGCTGTCGAACTTCTTCACGCAGATGAGCAATCTTTAGGAGGCCGGTATGGCGGCTACTGGTCGTGGACCTATCAAGGTTGGTTCCGGTTACATCGAGATCAACCCCCGGCTTTCCGAAGAGACGGTTCGGAAGTTCCGTACCGAGATCGCTCGGGAGATGGAGAAGGCCGGCCGTCAGGCTGGCAAGGAGTTCACGGCCGCCACCACCGAGGGCCTGAAGGGCATCGAGAAGGCTGTCCGCACCGCTGCTGCGAAGGCGGGTGCAGCCGCAGAGGCCGAGGTCAAGGACTCTGCCGAGGTCATCGAGAAGATCGAAGCCGACCTCACCAAGCAGTACGGCGAGCAGGCCACCAAGCGCTTCCGTGAGCTGCGCAAGCTGGAGGAGAAGAAGCGCGCCCTGGTCGAGGAGACCAGCAAGGAGACTCAGGCCGCTCTCAGGGCCACTCAGCGCCAGGAGACCGAGTCTCTGACCCAGGCCGCAAAGTCTCAGCAGCAGGCGATCACCCGTAAGGAGAAGGCGCAGGCCGAGTACGAGAAGTACGTACGCGAGTCCAACGCCCGTATCGCCAAGCAGGAATCCGCGGAAGTCGCCGCCTCTGCAAAGCAGGTCGAGGCCGCCGAGAAGGAGAAGCAGAGGGCCAGGCGGCAGGCGCTTGAAGACGAAGCCCGTATGGATCGGGAGATCGCTGCTACTCAGGACCGTTTGGCCCGTGAGGAAGCCGCCCGAGTCCGTACGACGGAGCGGGAGAAGCGTGCGGAGCGTGAGCAGTCCGCCCGCATGGAGCGAGAGATTGAGTCCACTCGACTCCGCCTCGTTCGTGAGCACGAGAGGGCAATTCGCGATGAGCTGCGGCGCACGCAGTTGCAGCGGAAGACCGAGCTGCAATCGCAGATCCGCGACACGATGGCGGCGCAGACTCAGCTTCGTCGGCAGATCACGGATTACCAGCAGCACATTCGTGACACCGAGCGCAACACCACCGGTTCCATTACTCGTCTTCAGACGAAGTGGAAGGCTGTCGGTGGGAATATTGAGACGCTGGGCACGCACGCTGTTGAGGCCGGAAACCTCATTTCCACGAAGCTGCTTGCCCCTCTCGGCCTGGTGGCCGGCGCGCTGACGACTATCGGCATCAAGTCCGCCGATATGCGAATCCTCGGGCAGAAGGGTCTTACCGCTGCCGGGGTCGACAACAAGACTGCGGCCTCGGAAATGGCCAAGGTCCAGCAGTACGCGATTGATACTCCGTTCAGCGTTGACGTAATGCACGAGTATCAGATGAAGATGATTCGTTCGCTCGCTGCCGCTGACCCTGACTGGTACAAGAAGGGCACCAAGACTGAGGCCGCTAATCAGGCTGCGGGTAAGACCACTGACCTGATCATGGCTGTCGGCGACTCCATGGCACGGGCGGGAAACCTTGACCCGGCCATGTTCCAGCGCGCTATGTACGCCCTTGACCGCATGTCTGACACGGACAAGGCGAGCACGCGAAACATCAGCCAGCTTGTGAACGCGACGGGTATTCCCGCCCCCGAGCTGGCCCAGATGTTCGGCTTCAACAGTGCCGGTGATTTCTGGAAGGTTGTCGGTACTCCTGTCACCAAGGGTGGCGGTGTCTCCGGTAACGAGATGATGAACAACCTTCTCCAGTACTGGGACCCGAGCTACTTCCAGAAGGGCAAGGACGGAAAGCCGCTCAAGGACAAGCACGGTCAGTTCATCGTCAACAACGACGGGCACAACCCGACGGGTAGCGGTGGTTCCGCGGGCTACGGCAAGACGATGACTTCGGCCACCATCACCGGCCGAATTCAGCAGATGACCGAGGGGGCCACAAACCGCCTCGGCAAGATGTTCGCCGAGCCTGGTAAGGACGGCCAGTACCAGTACACCAAGCTGGGCCAAGAGTTCATGGGCAAGGGCGGTGTCCTCGATGAGGTCGGGGGTATCGGAAAGTCCGCACTGAAGCAGCTCCCCGATCTGCTGATGATGTTCGCCCAGGAAATCAAGCGCATCACTGGCTGGATCAAGGACGTCGCCGATTTCCTCGCGGATCACCCCGCTATCAAGGACGCGGTTATCCAGGTCGCCAAGATCGGCGTTGTCGTCGCTCCCTTGCTTATCGGCCTTGGCCTGTTCGCTAAGACGATCGGCAAGCTGACGAAGGTCATGGCCGGTGGAGTCGACCTCTTCAAGGGGGCCGGAAAGGCTGCGGGTGGGCTCGCCAGGGGCGTTCGCGGTACCTACAGGACCGGTCGACAGGTGGCCGCTGGTGCTCGATCTGCTGCCCGTGGAGACGGCTACCTCAGCGGCTACGACAGCCGCAGGGACACCTACACGGCCCGCAACGAGGACCGTGCCCGAGGGCGTCAGCGCTACGCCAATGCGAGCCGTGAGAACGGCGCTTTCCGCACGGCTGGACAGTACGGACGTCTGAGTGCCGCCCGTGTCACCGGATACGACTCGTTCGGGGACTGGCGGACCCGTAGCCGCAACCTGCGCTCGGACAACAACCACCTTGGTAACCAGGCACGTCGTGCCGCGAATCAGGGCCAGCTCTCCGAGGCTCAGCGTCTTCGGGATCAGCAGGAGACGAACCGGCAGAACTACCGGGACTCCCGGCGTGAGCGTCGACAGACGGCCGCGGATCGCCTCCGTCCCACAGACAGCGTCGACCGCGCCAGCCAGAGCGGGTCAGGCATGCGCCAGGCCCGGACCGACATGCGGGCGATGGAAGACCGTCTCGCTCAGCTCCGCGAGGAGCTGGCCAACGTCGGCCACCAGGTCCCCACTCAGGTGATCAACGCCCTGCACGGCCGGTCTGGTCAGAGCGTCGCCGCTGCGGCGAATGACGCCAGGGACAACGTGACCCACATCCGCACCGAGGGCCTGGAACCCCTCAACCGGACCAGCCTCAACCAGGTCGACCAGGAGATCGACAAGGTTCGGCAGAGCGCCGCGAGGCTGATCACGGAACTGAAGAACGCTCAGACCGAGGTCACCCAGCTCGACGGCAAGAAGCTGGTTCAGTTCAAGGTCACTGTCGACGGTGCCCACGGCACGGTCACTGACCTGAAGAACAAGGTCGATGACACGGCTCACTCGGTGGTCGTCCTCAACGGCAAGAAGCTGGACGCCCTGAAGGGCGAGTTCAACCACGTCCACGACGCTGCCGAGAAGGGCTACACCAAGATCGGCATGGGAACCGGCGGCGGTTCCCTCGCCGGTCGCGTGGGTCTGCTCAACGGACGCTCCCTCAGCGGCCTCAAGTCGCAGTTCGACAAGGTTCACGACGCGGCTGAGCGAGTCTTCGAAAAGGTCGGACAGGGTACGGGCGGTGGCTCGGTGGCCGGCCGTATCGGGCTGCTCAATGGGCGAAGTCTGAAGGACATCAAGGGTCAGTTCGAGAAGCTGACTTCGGCCGCAGACGACACGTACAACAAGGTCGGACAGGGCACGGGTAGCACGTCCCTTGCTGGTCGTATCGGCCTGCTGAACGGTCGCAGCCTGAAGGACGTCAAGAGCCAGGTAGACCACCTGAAGACGTCGCTTGACCTGGCGCACACTGCGGCCAACCACCTGGACACGTCGCTGGACAACATCGCCAATCACAAGAGCGGCGGTTCGTCGGGTGGCAAGGGCAAGACGCCGAAGAAGCCCTACACGGGCGGCATCATCACCGGCCAGGGCAACTTGGCGCACTTCGCTACGGGTGGTGTCCTGCCGGGCTACTCGCCTGGCGTCGACTCCGTTCCGGCGATCCTGTCGCCTGGTGAAGCGATCCTGCGCCCCGAGGTCACGGCCCAGCTCGGTGCCCCGCTGATTCATCACTGGAATGCGATGGCCCGTAAGGGTCAGCTCTCCCGCTTCGCGGGTGGTGGCATTGTCGGCCGCTTCGGCGTCGACAAGATCATTGATCTGATCCACAACCAGAATGTCTGGCCCGACGCATCTGCGGCTATCAACACGATGGCATTCGATGCAACGTCGGTCCCTCTGGGCGGTGACATCCAGTCGGGAATGCTGGGGGCCGGCCAGAGTTCCGGCCGCTTCATCGGTTCCGATATGGCGAGCAAGTTCGACGGCATCTACAACTTCGTGACGGAGGATTCCTGGAAGTTCCTGAAGCGACTGCCCACGGTTGTGGGTCAGATCGTCGGCATTATCGGTGGCGCGTTCGCACCGACTCTCGGCGACTACTTCCATGACGATGTCTGGAAGGGCAACGGAAACATTCTGGAGCGAGGCGAAAGGTTCCTCGGGGACACGTTCTCAACGCATACCCTGACGAGCGTTTTCGATGACCTCTTCGGAGGCGTCTGGGATTCCGTGAAGTCGCTTGTCGGTGGTGCCAAGGATCTGATAACCGATCCGGTCGGCTCCGTGACGAAGACGGTCGATGCACTGTGGGAAGTCGGCACTGGTGAAATCAATCAGATAGTCGACATGGTCAAGGCCGTTAAGTCATTCGCGCAGTCCCCCAAGGACTATGCAATGACCGTCCTCGGCGACGTCTACGAGACAGGAAAGGAAGCCCTTCCGAACACGAAGGGTCTCTTCGACTTCTCCAAGGACGACAAGGTTGATGCCAAGAAGCCGTCGGATATCGCCGATAAGTACTCGCTGGATGCCCCGCCCGGTAAGGGAGTCCAGAGGTGGAAGCCCAGCGTTCAGCGCGTGCTGAGTCAACTGGGCCTGTCTCAGAGCTATACGGATCTGGTCCTACACCGAATCCAGGTTGAGTCTGGCGGTAACCCGCTGGCCATCAACAATTGGGACAGCAACGCCAAGGCCGGCTACCCGTCTCAGGGCCTTATGCAGACAATTCCGCAGACCTTTGCGGCGTATGCCGGCCCGTACAAGAAGCTGGGGATCACGAACGGACTGGCCAGCATCTATGCGGGCCTGAACTATGCGGTTCACCGTTACGGATCGGGATGGCCGCAGGCCCTTTCCGGGGTCAAGGGCTACTGGACTGGCACCGCTTCGGCTTCGCCTGGTCTCGCCCTCGTCGGCGAGCGTGGACCCGAGCTGATCAATTTCAGCGGAGGTGAGCGGGTCTACAACGACCAGGACACCGCTGGGATTCTCGGCGGAAAGAAGTACGAAATCCACATCCACGAGGCCAAGTCCGAGAACACCACTCAGTCCGTGCTTCGTGCGATGCAGTACGCGGAGGCGCTTTACGGAGGTCTCTAATCGTTAGGAGTGTGCTATGCCGATTCCCGCCGTATCACCGGCAGTACTGAGGGATAACCGAAGTTTTGCAGGCCCTCAACCTCCGGATCGCGTCGTATGGCAGCGCACCTTCGTGTCGATCACAGGGAACAACGGTGAGGGGGAAGAGATCCCCCTCACCGGATTCCCCAGTGGTGCTTGGCCGAGCATATTCATGCTCCCTGGTGCTACGGGCCTCGATTCTCCGCCGATGGAGCTGCACTCGGATGACAGTCCGAACCTCGACGGTGGAATGTTCCGAGGTGCCAGGGCCACACAGCGCGAAATAATGATCCCTGTCTTCATTCACGGAATCGACCGCAGGTCAGTACGCAGGCTTAAGCGTCAGCTCATCAACTCACTCAACCCGAAGCGCGGGTATTGCGTGCTGAAGTTTGTCGAGTCGAGCGGCGAGCCGCGGTACCTGTACTGCTACTACAAGTCCGGGCTGGAAGGCAGTGAGGCCACGGACCAGGCCGGTTTCACATGGGTGAAGTACGGAATCCAGCTCACGGCCTTTGACCCTTGGTTCTACTCGGACCAGGTGACGGCCGACAACTGGACGTTCGAGGCCGCTAAGCCGTTCTTCAACGACGGTGGAACCTTCCTGCCGCCCAGCCTCTCTGAGGGCCTGCCCTCGGAAACCATCGTGAATGTCACCAATCCCGGAGACATCGAAGCATGGCCCATCTGGCAAATCACCGGGCCCGTCAAGCAACTGACACTGACCAACGAGTTCGGGGAATCCTTCCAGATCGGTCCCGCAGGCACCGGAGCGGATGTAATTCCGACTGGGCGAACGCTCATCGTGGACTCTCGTCCCGGATACAAGACGCTCAAGGACGACTTGGGAACGAACTATTACCCGCTGCTCGCACCTAATCCGGTGCTGTGGAACATTCCGCCTGGTGACTCGCTGGTTGATGTGGAACTGGTGGCGGGCAGTGGGCCGGCCTCCATCTCTCTTTCATTCAATCCGCGCTACGAAAGCTACTGATCTATGGGTTATCGAATCGAGGTGCGGGACCGAGACCTCAACCGGGTGGGCGAGATCGACACATGGATGAAGCTGGACCTGGTGGTGCGCTACTGCCAGGCCGGCTCATGGACGCTGCTCATCAAGGCCGGTACGCCGCAGGCAGACCTATTGCAGAAGGGCGGCGGCGTCGCGATCTACCAGGACGGCGTGGACAAGCCGATCCTGACCGGCCCCATCGAGTCCTTCCAGCACTACTGGACGGTGGAGCAGCACACCGAGGCAGGCTCGCTGTACGTCGGTGGCCCGTGTGACAACAAGCTGGCCTACCAGAGGCTTGCGTTCCCCAACCCGGCGAAGGCCATCGATCAGCAGTACTCGGGAGTGGCCACACGAACGGTGTCAGGGAAGGCCGGTACGGCTCTCTGGCAGGAGTTGTCGTCGGCCCTGGGCCCCGCTGCCCTGGTGGACCGTCGAGCAGCGGGTGTCGTCTTCCCGAGCGTCCCCAACCTTGGTGGCCAGGTGGACGACTCACTTCGGTTCGATGTCCTGGGGACCAAGTTCGAAGAGTGGATCGACACGAAGAGCACCGGCTATCGGTTCGTGTACGACCCCAACCTGAAGAAGATCGTCCTGGACGTGTTCAGCCCCCAGGACCGTTCCGCGGATGTCCGCTTCTCTCGGGAGCTGGGCAACCTGCGCGAGTACATCTGGACCCTGTCCGCTCCCTCGACCACCCGAGCCATCGTGGCTTGCCAGGGTGACGGAGCCGAGCGGTACGTGTACCAGAAGATCAACGCGGATGCGGAAGCCGAGTGGGGCACGATCCGCGAGACCTTCATCGACCGGCGAGACCTGGGCCTGAAGACGAACCCCAGCACCGGTCAGCCCATGAAGGCGACCACGGACATGACCGACGCCGACTTCAATTCGGCCAAGGCTGCTGTGATCGATGCCGCGGATTCCGCCCTTTCTGATGGTGCACCAAACGGCAACTTCCAGATTTACCCGATTGACACCCCGCAGATTCAGTTCGGCCGGGATTACTTCGTGGGCGACATTGTGACCGTTGTCGCTGACGGTACCGAGTACAGCGACCTTGTTCGTGAAGTTGATATCACGGTTGAGGACGGCGGTAAGACCCTTTCCGTTTCCCCGAAGATCGGCGAACAGGGCACCGGTAACCCCTTGAACCTTTACAAGACCGTATTCGAGATGCGCGAGAAGCTGAGGAAGCTAGAAACGAGGATGTAATGGCAGAACTTAGTTATCCGTTCTCAGCCGCCAACGGGGCCGGCGGCTCCAATACGGTCTCCCAGGCACAGTGGCAAAAGATGGCGCAGATGTGGGGAGGCGACCGGATCGACAGGCGTCTCACCGCGTCCTCGTACGACTCGGCCGACCTGCCCTTCTACACCACCACGTCCAGCCGCACTGTGGTCGTCAACGCTGGCCGGGCCTGGGTCGGAGGCTTCTACTACGAGCTGACCGGCACCAAGTCCCTGACCATCGCAGACAACACCTCGTCGTACGCCCGCATCGACATCATCGTCATACGCGCCGACTTGGCTGCCGGGTCCGCGAACCTCGCTGTGATCCAGGGCCAGCCCGCGGCTACCCCCATCGCTCCGCAGCCCACACGTTCCCTCGGGGGCAACTGGGACATGGTGCTGCACGAGGTTGCCGTGCCGAAGAGCAACGCAGCGATCTCCGTCAGCTCACGCCTGATGTTCGACATGCCGCCTCGCATCGAGTCGCCCTGGAACACGGACCTGACGGCCCCCTACGTACAGTCCGGCACCTTCCTGTACGACATGGACGTCAACCGCAACTCGACGCAGACGGAGTCCTTCAAGGGCCGTGACGGGTTCATGAACGCCCGGACCCTGGGCAAGGCGTACTCGTACACGCCCAGCATGTTCAACGGCAAGACTTCGCCAGGCGTCCGTAAGGGTCGTTACCGGTGGATCGCCCCGAACACGGTCCAGTTCTCAGCGCAGTTCGACGCCTACGAGGACACGGGTGTTGTGGTCTCGGGCAGTAACACCTACCTCGGTGTGACGCTCCCTGTGCCTGCGAACGGCGCGATGCGCCAGGTGCTCACGGGGGTCATCTCGAACCCCAACAACGGCGGGAACATGCCGAACCTCATGCAGGTCACTGCACTCGCAGGTGACGGCAATTCGAACCTCGCCCTCTACACGCAGAACTGGACGAACCTTGCTCAGGCCCTCGATGGTCTGAGGGCGCTTCCTGCCGGATCGAAGCTGTACCTCTCTGGCTCGTACGAAGCGAATGAATTCAACGAGTAACCCAACCCATTCAGTATGACGTCGGCCCCCGGAATTCCCGGCAGGGCCATTCTTTATGCCCTGATTCAGGAGGTGCCGAGTGGCACGAAATCTCTTTGGTGGCTCTGCCGCTGACGTTGCCGAGGATGTGAACGGTGCCCGAGTCCCCAACGCGACTGGTACCGCGTGGGACGGCCCGACCAGTGGGGCAAACCAGATCGTTGACCTGACGGACTCAGACGGTGCCCCCATCTCGTCCCTGGCCGCTGACGCGAACGGCTTCCTCCCGACCTTTTACGGCCCCGATGGAGTCGAGCGTCTGTGGGTCGACTTCGGAGGCGGGAAGGTCGCACTCACCTCGGTCACCATCGGCGAGCGGTTCGAAGCGCACCTGGTTGCCAGTGACCCGCACGGGACCAGGGCGTATGTCGACGCGAACTTCGTCAGCAACACCGCTGCCTCGTGGGTGAAGTCACCCAACTCCGTGGCTGCCAGCGCCAAGGGTGTCTACGTCCCGAGTGGCTGGGGCGAGTTCTGGCGGCCGAAGCGGGAGGCCGCGAAGCAGGGGTCCGGCAAGGCGAACGTGGCTGTCTTCGGAGGCAGCTCGGCTGTCGGCTTCTACGCCTCGAACCTCCGCACGAAGTCTTGGCCGGGTGTCCTGGCGACCTCCCTTCAGGCCACATGCGGTGACGGCGGTACAGGCTTCCACTCGGCCCTCTTCAGCGCACAGGGCATCTCCGGTTCGGATGCTGCGGCTATCACCCAGTGGACCGCCTCTGGCGGCCTGGTGACCCAGACGGGCACCTGGAACATCGGTGGCTATCAGATGGGTCCGGGCTGGGGCTACCTGTACGCCAACACCAACGGCGCGACGCTCACCTTCACAGTCCGCGGCTCGACGGTCGGCATCTACACCCTGAGTGCTGACGGTGCTCACTCGCCCTGGTCGTACTCGATCGATGGTGCTGCGGCTGTTGCCGTCACGGACACCGCGACGAGCGGCCTGGCCGTCCGCAAGACCACGGTGACGGGCCTCTCTGCTGCCACGCACACGGTGAAGCTGACGCACACCGGCACCGCTTCGCAGTACCTCTCGGTATTCGGTGTCTCGGGTGAGAACGCAACGGGGACCGTGGTGAACAACTTCGGTCGCCGGAACGGATTCGCCACCCACTACACCGCGACTGGGCGTCTGGACTGGAATGGCGGGCCGCAGTACCCGTGCGATCTGGCCGTATACATGGTCAGCCCCGAGGACGTAATGAACGGTGTCTCGGCTGACGCTTGGGCGTCCACTGTTCGACAGCACCTCGCGTACATCCGCGATGGCGGTTCGCTGACTGGTGCCACGGACATTGTCATTGCCCTCCCCCACATCGGGACGGCTGACTTCTCGAACAACCGCTATCAGGACTACGTGGACCGTGCTCACGGCCTGGCGCTCTCCTTCGAGGCCGCGCTAGTCGACGTGTGGAGCATCGGCCGTAACTCCTGGAACTACTTCAACTCGCAGGGATTCTGGGCCAACCCGGCTGCTCCGGGCGCGGTCGGTACTGACTCCGTGCACCTTTCCGATGCCGGTAACTCCTACGTCGCAGGAGTAATCAACACGCTCCTTCAGAGCTGACTAGGAGGAATCAATGGCTATCTCGCTCATGGCGCAGGTTATCGCTGTGGCCAAGTCGCAGATCGGTTATCGAGAGGGGTACACCGAAGGCGGCTGGACCAATGCCGAGAAGTACGCTTCGGAAGTTCCCGGCCTTGGCTGGGCTCAGGGGCAGTCCTGGTGTGCCGTCTTCACTTCGTGGGTTGCAATGCGCGCGGGTTGCGCATCGCTCTTCCCTCGTACCGCTGACTGCTCTGCTGCCGTTACCTGGTTCAACTCGGCCGGCCGCTGGTCCTGGTACCCCGCTATCGGTGCTCAGGTCATGTACGGCACTTCGGGCCAGGATCACACTGGGATCGTTTACGCCTACGACTCGACTTACATATGGACGATCGAAGCGAACACCTCGGATAACGGCACTTCCGAGGGTGACGGCGTGTATTTCCGTAAGCGCAAGCGTTCCGATGCCAATGTTTACGGATACGGTCTCCCGGCGTACCCCGAAGGCATCATCACGTCTGAGGTCGCAAAGAAGGGCGTCTCCGGATACACGTACGCGGTCTCGCACATGGGCCCTGGGCCGGCCGAACTGCGGCCGGGTGGGCTGATGACGAACAACCTGGTCACGGACACGCTGAGCGTTGACGGTGCGGCCCACGCGGGCCGTGTGTTCGTCCAGCAGAACGACTCCTCGACGGTGGCTCTTGAGGTTGTGGGTGCCACCTCGACAGCTCCTTCCATCGTCCGATTCAAGGACGCTGACGGCAATATCGTTTTCGAGATCACGGGTGCTGGTGCTCAGATCACCAATTCGATCGCCTACCTGACTAAGGCTCTCCAGCTCGGTAGCACGACCGCGGATCTCGGTGGTAGCGCTGGTGCGGTCATCAGCATGAAGAACGCGACGACCGCCCCGACCACCAATCCGAGTGGCGGCGGAATCCTGTTCGTCTCCGGTGGCGCACTGAAGTACCGGGGTTCGAGCGGAACCGTCACGACTATCGCACCTGCGTAATGGGAGTCAGCCATGGGCCCTAAGAGCATCATCGATTACGCGGGTCTCGTATCGGCTGTTGCTGCCGCCCTGATCATTGTCAGGGCGGCTTGGCAGACCAATACCGCGAAGGTCTGGAAGGAAGAGGCGGAGGCCCAGCGCGCCCGCGCCGACCGCCTTCAGAACGACATGAATGAAATCAAGGAGAGGCTGACTCGAATCGAGGCCGAGAACGCTCGGCTTATCGAGCTGCTGACTGCACTTGATCCTGAACGAATAAATTCGCTGCGCCGCTGAAGGCGAGCAGAAGACGAGTAGCCCGGCCATGTGGTCCGGGCTTTTTTGATGCCCAGAGGAGACGACATGGCAAGTGAGGCTGCGAAGGTACTGAGTATCGCGAAGGCCGAGAAGGGATACAAGGAAGGCTTCTCGAACGGCCATTGGAACAACCACGAGAAGTACGCCGATCAGGTCCCCGGAATGTCGTGGGTGAGTGCGGGCGAGTACCCCTGGTGCGCCCTCTTCGTTTCGTGGGTGGCGCTCAAGGCTGGAGTCGCTGACCTGTTCCCGCGTTCCGCGTCCTGCGCCTATGGCGTGAACTGGTTCCGACAGAAGGGCCGGTTCTCCGAGTACCCGGCTATCGGCAGTCAGGTCTTTTTCGGCAAGGACGGTGGGACGCACACCGGGATTTGCGTTGGCTTCGATGCCGACACGATCACGACCGTGGAAGGTAATACGAACACCGATGGTTCGCCCGAAGGTAACGGGGTGTATGTGCGGACGCGTAAGCGTCGGGACGCGAACACCTACGGGTACGGCCTGCCGCAGTACGCGGAAGGCATCACGACCGCTGACCCTGCGCTGAAGGGCAAGGCCGGGTTCCACTACGCCGCGAAGGCGTCGGCTCCGGTGACCAGCTCGACCGCAGCACACGCCAAGCCCAGCACCTCGAAGACCAAGACGGTGACGGTGAAGGCGGGTCAGACGCTCGGCCTGATCGCTGCCAGTGCGGGTGTGTCCCTTGCTGCTGTCCTCGGCCTGAACCCTGGGATCAAGGACGCCAACGTGATCCAGCCGGGCCAGAAGGTGACCGTGCCGGCCTCCACGCCGAAGGCCAGCTCGACGCCGAAGGCGACTACCAAGCCCAAGTCCACTGACAAGGCGAAGGCGACTGCCAAGGCATCGGCCAAGTCTTCCTGCAAGTGACCCTTTCCTGACTGGAGTTGCGAATGAATGAATTCATCTCGAAGCACGCTGTCCGCATCGTCGGTATCGCTGCGGCGGCTGTGCCGCTGGCCGCGTTCCTCTTCCCTGACATCCCGTGGGAGGGCCTTGTGGCCACTGCCGCGGCTCTGTTCGGTGTGAGTGAGGTTGCCCAGCGACACGAGAACACCAAGACTGCTGCCGCGCTGGCCGCGCCGTCCCCCTGGGACCGTGCTGCGGCTGCGCAGAGGGCCCTTGAGGCCATCGCAGCGGAGAAGACGGCCGACGCGCCGGCCGACCAGGCGAGTACGCCTGCCCAGTACTGAGGCGGAGGGGTCCGCTTCGGAGTGAGAGAATGAAATAATGTCCATGTCAAAGTGGACAAATAAAAAAGGCCCACCCCCGTTTTGGGGGTGGGCCTTTTTCTCGTTCTCTCGCAGGTCAGTCCTTGCCGACGTTGCGAGCGTCGCCGTCGAGGTCAACGGCATTGGAGCAGCCGTCCGGGTCTTCCGGGTGGTTGTCCGCACACCACTTCTCGACCGCGTTCATGCAGTCCACCATTGAGTTGCGCGTCATGGTGTCGAAGTGGTGAGCGCAGGAAGGCGGCCCGTCGCTGCTGTTGAACCTGACGACGCCAATGACACCCAGGACGACGAAGACGCAGACGAAGAAGATCGTCAAGCGCTTCCGGCCGTACCGCTCGGTGATCGTTTGCATTTAGATGTACCCCCCACAGGTCCGTTCGTCGCGTGATCATATGTGGTTGATCCCTGAACGAGAAGCGGGGGCCGCGTGACGACCCCCGCCCTGACCTGCGTGTTAGAACTTGCCGTTGGACAGGGTCTCGGCGTCCTTGTCGTACACGGTCACCAAGCCGTTGTCGCTCGACTTGCCCCGGCTCTTCTGCCAGTCAGCGAAGGCGGAAGCGATCAGCTTGCCGTCGTTGCCGTGCGGGCCGAACATCCCGCCCGAGTAGTCGGTGTAGACATCGGCCGTGTCCAGGATGTTGGTGATGTTGTCCCCGCCCTGGACCTTCGTGACGTGCTTGACCGCAGCAGCCTCGTTCGGAAGGCCGTGCTTGGTCACGTAGTCGATGAACTGCTTCTCGACCGACTTCGGGGCCGCCTTCGGCTTGGCCTTGTGGGTGGCCTTCGGCTTGTCGGCCGTCTTCGGCTTGGCCGACTGGACCACCGCGGGCTTGTCCGCCTTCGGCTTGGAGGAGTCGTCGTTACCGCCCGCAACAGCGCCGATAACGACCAGGGCGACGATGCCGCCAGCGATCCACTTGCCCTTGCTCATGATGTCTCTGTCTCCATACTCGAGTTTTTTTGTTGGTCGGACGCGGGTCCGACTTGGTGGCGCTCTCGCCACTCGGCCTCCTTTCGGGCATGGCAAAGGCCCCCGGCCGGCGTGCGTCCGGGGGCCCGTATTCAGTGCGAGGTCAGTCCTTCCAGACCCCGTCTCGCCACTTCATAGCCAGAGACGAGTAACGCCCCTGCACGAGTCGTGAGGGGCGCTTCTGGGGCATGAGGAGAGGAGACAAGGTCACGCCCCGACCGGGCGGAACATGGTGTAGTCGGCGCTCAGCCAACCGATCACACGGCGTCGTGCGTTGTCCCACACCTTGAATCCCCCCGTCTCGTCCCTCTCCCCGAGCCACCCTTCGAAGAGCACGCCAGACCGGATCGGCTTCCGGGGCGCGATGTACTCCTCTTCCTCCTGGTCGTCGTCCACCAGGCCCTCATTCCGCAGCTCGGGCGCAACCGAGTAGTCGGGCCGTCCGTCGGCCAGCTCGACCAGCGGCGGCATGGCCGCCACCTCTTCCTCAGTGGCACGGACCGCCCAGATTTTCGACGCGCTGTGCACCTCGTCAACGATCTCGTTCGTGTCGACGTCGACCAGCTTGTTGATCCCGTTCCGGGCCTCATGCCACCGGACACGGACCATGCGAGCGTCCTTGGACGGCTTGCGCTTCGCGGGGCCGCCGTAGAGGAAGTAGACGGGGGTGTTTCCCCAGTTCACGAAGTCCATCATCTTGTGCTTCTGCCACTCGACAGCGGGCTTCTCGTCCTGGTCCTGGTGCTCGTTGTCCTCGACCCGAGAGGGGCCGTGTCCGAGCGTCTTGGGCCTCTCTGCCGCTGCGTTCTCGTAGTGGTCAGCAGGCATCGGGGCCCACCAGATACGCGACTGAAGGCGCATGGTGTCCACCAGCTCGTTCGTCTCCAGGTCGGTCAGCGCGTACGCTCCGCTCTCCGTGTAACCGATCCGGACCTTCCGAGCCTGGCGCGGGCCGGTGCTGTTCTTCCCGCCCTTGCCCCCGTACACGAACACGGCCGAAGACACCGCGTTCCGCACCTCGGTTTCCTGCCACTCGATCCCGTTCGGGTCGCTGGTCAGCAGCTCGACCGATCCCGAGTCCGCGAACATCGTGACCCAGGTCGACCGGTCGGCCGGGTCCGTCCCCTTCTCGCCGACGAACACCCGCCACCCCTTTGTAGAGGTGCCGTTGCGCTGGGCCTTGACCTCCTTCGCCCCCCACAGCAGGAAGCCGACTCGGGTCACCGCGTGCCCTCGGGTGTCGTATCCGGAGGCGGTCACGTAGTCGCCAAACGAGACGCCGGCCACCATGTCCTTGAGGTCATTCGCCATGTCTTCCTCTTCCCAATTGATAGAGCGGGCCCGGCCAACGTCCTGGTTGTCCATGAGGATTCGCAGGCTCGGGATTTCAAGTCGTTGGGTGCATGCGTCGCAGTCGCAGGCATGTCCTACGCACTGCGCACAGTCGATTACGTCGCACAAGCGGTCCGGCCCGTACCCGTCTCCTCGGTTGTAGGAGAAGGGGTAAAGGACGTGCTCTCGCTCGTACCGGTGGCCGTGCGCCACCGGGAACCCAGGGCACGAGGCAACAGAAAGCCGGGCCGACTCCTTCGTCAGGAATGCGGCCCGGCAAGCGGTGCACTGCAAGCGCCCCTCGGGGTGCGCTCTCAGGTTGTGATCACTCAACCCAGACTTCCGTCTCACTCACGATCCGGATACGGCTAGCGTCGCCCCCGGCCGCCCGTAGGGCAGTAGCCATGACGGCCGGGTGGACTCGAAGCGTCTTGATCGGACCACTGCGGGACCGGGCCTTGCGCCTGGTGGACGCCGCCCGGCGTTCCTTCCTGGCACGGCGAGCGTCCTTCTCCGCCTGGTCCAGGCGTTCCCACTCTTCAGCGGCTCGCTGGGCAGGAGTGGAGAACTGCTTTGCCCGCTTGGGCTCGATCATGTGCACTCAGTCCTAGAAGAGGGCGGCCAGTGATTCCTTCAGCGGGTCCACGGTGGGAGCCTTCGCGGGAACGGTGCTCTTCTTCGCTCCCGCCCTGCTCACCTTCACCGGCTGGTCGGAGGTGCCGACGACCGAAAGGCGAGGCTTAGTATCCGTCTTCCGCTTAGTCGTCTTCTCAACCACTTTACGTGCAGTCTTTACGGCCGACCTCGCCTCCGCTTCCGGCTTCGGCTCCACGGGCGTGACCTCCTCCGCCTCGACCTCGACCAGGCGGTAGACCGTGGCGGGGCGGCCTCGGCCGGCCGTCCTCTCCGTGGTCACTTCCACGTCCGGCATGTCGGCAACCAAAGCCTTGAGGCTCGCAGCTGTAACCCGCGTGCCCAGCGACCGCAGGAGAAGCGTCGAGGTGGCCTCGCCGCCGTACATCTCCAGCTTCTCGCGGATCATGTCGGGGACCGTCTTGACTGCCTTCTGCGAAGCGGTCGACGCGTCCATAACCAGCTTCTCGACACTGGCCATGGAGTAGGAGACGAAAGCCCAGGCAGCCTCAAGAGCCTTCCGGTTGATCTTCGTCTTCTTCTCGGCGGCCGTGAATACAGCAGCGACACGCGCCACCTGTTCGGCCGACCGCTCCATGTAGCAGGACAGGTGCTCGGGCATCTCCGCCATGCGGTCCTCGATGATGGCCCGCAGCTCGTCATAGCGACGCCCCGCGTCGGCCGAGAACGAGATCACCCGCTGCTCTCGCAGTGCCCAGTGATAGGCGTCCGACAGAGCCTTCGTCTCCCCGATCTTGGCCTTGTGGTTGTACGGGAGCATCTTCGAGCGTTCCACCAGGACGGGAAGGTACCTGTTGAAGCTGCCGCCCAGGGCCTCGGTCGCCGATACGTACTTCGCCCACTCACCAGGCGTGATGTGTGCGTGCATACCCAGCAGGGGCCGCGGTACCTCCTGAATCCCCTTCTTGGTGGTGTTCGAGATCGGGGCCCCGTCCCATGCGGAACGGAGCTGCTGACTGAAGGTGGGGCAGCGGCGCGACCGCTTCAGTACGGACGACCACTCCTCCTCCACGATCAGCGCCCGACCGTCCTGCCCCATCTCCGAGCGAGGCGAGTCCATCTCCAGCGTGTAAAGCATGTTCACCAGGGACGGCCCGGAGGTGACACCCGCGTATGTACGGGAGTGCATGAATCCACCGATAGACGGGGCCAGGATGCGGTCAGCCGTCCGCTTCGCGGTGCCCTTCCGACCAAGCGCACTCTTGCCGACAAGGACCGTCCACAGGACGGCCGGCCTGCCCCCTTCCATGATGACTCGGCCATTCAGGGCCGACGAGAACACGGCCAGCGTGGACGCAAGCACGCCTATCGGGTCCGCCTCCGTGTGCGGCATCGCATTGGTCACGGCCTCCCCGATCGGGCCGTACTTCATGGACTCGAAAGCCTTCGACATGTGGGGTATCCCTTCCTTACGCGCTCTGCGCAGTCGTCATTTCAGCGGTGAACAGGGCCTCGAAGTAGGCGCGGAACTTCTCTCCGTGCGTGCCGCACAGGTCGTAGGAATCCCCGGCTACCTCAAGCGTTGTGTTCGCGTCCTGCTCTTCGCCTTTCTTGGCGCAGGCATCGCAGTGCACGACCGTGACCATCTTTCTCACGCTCAACCTCCCCTTGTCCGAGCGTCCATAGCAAAGGCCGGGGCAACGTCAATGCCCCGGCCCTCACTAAAGGCTCTCGCTACCAACCGTTCTGCGGATGAATGGCCAGCCGACCAGACGGAACCGTGACCACCTGATTCCGTCCGGCCTTCCGGACCTTGTAACGCCCGTCCGGCTTCCGCCTCTTGACGCGTCCGGCCGTCAATACCGTGCCGTCCTCGCGCAGGATGTAGACGTAATCGCCTTCCTGGTAGGTGGTCATCCGTAGATCACCTCACCGAGCGTCGCCACCTGCATTACCTGATCTGCCGAGTCCGCATCGAAGTCCACGTGGTCGGGGCCGTCCTTCAGGAAGGCCACGCATTCCTGGTAGGTGTACTGGGACACGTACTTGGAAACTCGACCGTCGGCTATCCGCTGCATGGCACCCAACAGGATGTCGTGCGACGCGACCATTTCGAGCGGCGGCCCGTCCTTGTACGGGTCCTCGACGGGGACAATGACACTCCAGTAGTCGGGAGCGTCGCCGCGCTGGTCCCATTCGGCGCGGACGACTCCCCACCAGGAGTACATGTCGAAAGACGCACCGAAGATGTGGTCGTAGGTGTCCTGCGGAGTGATGTTCAAGGGTGTGCCTTTCTGTGGTTCAGACGAGAACGGGGAGACCGACGACCAGGGCGCGGGCGTCGTTGAACGTGGTCGTCACGGTTCGCACGAACAGTTCCGCGACCGCAGCCGGGTCGGCGTAGATGTCGGCCGCCGTGTGGCAGTCCTCGTAAAGCTGCCTCAGCACCTCGAAGCGCTCTTCCATGTCATCGATCCAGGCGGCGACCGCCGCGCGGTCTGCCAGTACCTCGGACTCCTCTGCGTACCGCTTCATAAGGCTCACAGTTCCTCCCCTATCGCTTCCTGATATGCCGACCAGACACGCGCCGGTATCCGGCCCCGCGTGCCCACGAAGAATCCGTTCTCGCGGCCCCACTCACGGGCCTTGCGCATGTGTTCTTTCATTCGCCAACGGCGCTCTTGCGCAGCCTTCGCGCGCTCCCACATCTCCGCCGACTGGCGTTGCCGCTCGGCCTCTTGAGCGTCCCGAGCGTCATCCCTCGGCTTGTACGCGACGTAAAAGCGGATCTCAGGCGGAGTCACGGGCCCGGAATCGTCCGCGTCCCGCATTCCCTTGCGGACCATGTAGGCCCGTACGTCTTCGTGGTCGACTTCCAACCGCTCTCCCTTCCCAGTGGCCAGCACCACCCCCAAGCCGGCGAGCCCTTGGGGGTGACACAAGCGACTAGGCGAGGGCCTTTTCCAGGGCGGGCACGTAGGGGTCCGGGCGGTACCAGCCGTCCGCCTTCGCGCGGTCGCAAGCGTCCTGGTAGAAGCCCCGTATGCACTCGCGGCAGACGTAGACCAGGCCAAGACCGACCATGTTGTAAGCGGGCCCGCGGCCGGTCGCGCACGTCTCGCACAGACCGCCCCCGGCCGTGTGCTTGAAGCTGACGATGTGCCGGTCGGTGTCCGTGTTGCGGAGCACCACGAAGGCGTGAGGACGTTCGGCCGCATCCTTATAGGCGGCCTTCCAGTCCTCCCCGTATTCGCCCACCAACTTCATTGCACAGAACTTGTCGTGACTGTCGCTCTCACAGGTGTGCACGTCGTACGACCAGGGCATTACAGGCTCTCCTTAGAGGGGTTGGCATCGAACAGGGCCGCGTATTGGGTGGACAGGATCACGAGTAGTTCCGCCCGGCCTTCGGCCATCAGGACCATGGGGTTAAGGGCATCGGATTCCATCCGACCGACCACGTGAGCGGCGAGCCGTCCGGGGTGGCGAGCGTCGACCAGCTCTGCGCACTCGTAACACGCCTGCCACCGGCCGTCATCGAGCTGCATTGCGCCCCCAATGGAAGGCATGAAGCCCATGGGGATCACGTAGATGAATGCGGGAACACTGCCCGTGCAGAAGTCACACAGCAACGGCTACCGCCTCACGAATTCGCGTCACGCTGGAAACCTCGCGGTCCCAAATGCCTATCCCGTACTCCGCGTCAGCATCGTCCGCCGCGCAATACATCTCGTCAGCGATCTCCCTCGCTTCGACGCGGTCCTCGGCCTCTACCTCGATCTCGTAATAGGTCGTCTCGGCCAGCTTCACTCGGAATTTGGGCATGCGTCTTTCCTCTCTCGGGTTATCGGCAGACGCCACAGCGGCGCAGGTGATCGTTCAGGCGACGGGCCATCGAGCGTTTAGCGCCCAGCTCCCACGTGGCCGCAGAACGGGCCACCTGGTCATTGGTGTTGAGCGTCGCCGTGCCGTGCAGGTTCGTGACCTCATGTGCGAACTCGGCCGCTATGCGCTCGTATTTGGCACAGCGGAAGCGGGTAAGGGTGGTGCTCACGTTCGCGCCTTTCTGTTCGGGTGGGTATGGAAACGGCCGGGCACTGGCCCGGCCGCAACCAAACTCAACCGCTCAGACCCGAGCCTTGACCGCGTATCCCTCAAGGACCGCGACCGAATACCACAGTTCCTCGGCCGTCACTTCATCGAACTCGGCACCCTTGGGAATCTCCGCGAGGAAACCGGCGTACATGTGCCACGCCTCGCACTTCGCGTCCTCAAGCGCGGCCATCTTGTTCGGTGCCTTCACTTGGACCGACACCCCATCAAGGGAGCCGTCCGACCAGTCAAGGACCACCGTGTACCAGCCGGAGTCATCCTTGACGTATCCGAAGCGAGCGAGGAAACGGGAAAGCAGGGTGGGGCGCATGTCTTGTGCCTTTCTGGGGGCATGAAAAAGGCCGGGTCCGCGTCAATGGCCCGGCGTGAATGTGAGAGGGAAGGGGCGAGCGTCAGCCGTTGCTCAGCACGTAGAACGAGGCACCGGAGGGGCCGCGAACCTCGACCGTGTAGACCCCGCCACCGTTGATGTCGTCGTGTGCCATGGACTCGGCGACCGCGTCCAGGTGGGCGGCGATGTCCTCCGGGATGTCCGAGCGTCCCTCGAACATCTCGGCATGGTGGGCTGCGACCGCCCGCAGCTCGGTGCTCTCGTCGTACTCGCCCAAGAGGCGGTCAGAGATCAGGTCGGGGATGTCTTCGAGGTCGTGACCGTCGTCCAGGAAGTGAGACACGAGGACGGCCGGCTTGTCCCTCAACAGGGATGCCAGCGCGGACACCCGCTCGAACGACTCCCACTCCCCCAGCTCGATACCGTCGAACTCGTCGTAGTCATGGATGGCCCATCCCTCGGCCGTCTCCCCGTACTTCCGGGCAGTCGGCGACGCGGCCAACATGGCGTTGACCTCTTCCTGTATGGCGTCCGGTTCCTGGTCGGCATCGATCCATTCGCCGTGCAGCTCGCCGTGGTTGTAGTCAGTCAGGCTCGCTACGTAGATACGCGGCATGGGTGTGTCCCTTCGTTGGGTGTGTGGTGCGTCCGGTGATGAGTGAGGCCCCCGACCGAAGCCGTTCGGGGGCCAGGCACACGACCGGCCAGCGGTGTGCGTTACGCGCCGCGTACGGCGCTCTCATGTGCCTTTATGAAGGCGACCGCCTCACGCTTGGTGAAGAACCAAGCGCGGTTACTGGTCGGCAGCCATTCGGCGACGACGTACCGCACTTTCATGCGCGTCTGCCGGGTGAGGCTGAACGGCTGTGTCCCGTAGCCGTGGTGGCCGTTCTCTGTGCGAATGACGACCTCACGGCCGAATGCGTCACGCATGGGTGAGCCTTTCCAGGGGGTGTCAGCGGGTGTAGCGGCGCTTCCAGAGGTTCAGCTCAACGAACACGGGCGGCAGCCCGTAAGAGGCCGCGTAGGTGACCGCTTCCGCGTAGTCGTTGAAGCGTCGGTGCCAGCCCGGACCGATGTGTGCGACGTACATAAGGGCGTCTCTCAATCCAGGTAGAGGGATTCGGGGTGCGTCGACCGCAGGTGTTCGAAGTGCAGCCGCAGCACGGCGTCAGAGCGCGACCAGGGGAAGAGCGGGACGTGACCGTTCAACAGGTCGGCAACGTCCAGCCGTACGGGGCGCGGCGGGAACGCGTAGACGTGTTCCGGGCCGGGGCCGAGTCCGAGCAGTAGGCCGGACGGCTCGCCGCACTCGGCCACCATCCACAGAGCGTCAGTGAGTCGCACTGGCAGACTCCCGCTCGTTGTTGGAGGCGATCAGCTCGGCCAACAGGTCACGGGCCGCTATCGCGTCGTTGGGAATCTGCACGACCACCGGGACGTCAAAGGACGTGACCGGGTCACGGAACCGCGCTACGTCCAGCCATGGGCCGTCAACGAACGCAGCCGCGCTGCGCATGTGGGGAAACTCGATGTCCGTCAGTTCCTTGCACTGCCCGTGCAAGGTCCCGCCGTACATGGGCAGGATGCGGGATAGCTGAGTGAGCGTCACGGGACTGCCTTTCAGGTAGGGGTGTCAGTGCGTCTCGGCAAGCCAGGAACAAGCGGGGGCGAATCCCATATCGCAGTCGTCCTGCTTTGAGTCCGCGAAACCGTCATTCCACGTGGACACGTGGTCTGTCTTGGGTGCCGTGTCGGCACTGGCGGCCGTAGCGTGACCGGCCAGGAATAGGGCGACCGCAGCAGCGGCACCCGCGATGAATGCACGAACGCGCATTGCGGCTCCAGGTGTTGTGTAGGTGACCGGACATGGCCGGACCCGGCAGCGTCAATGCCGGGTCCGACTAAGAGCGTCCACCCCTCACAGCAACCTTTAGGCGACGAACATAAACACGGTTGTCTGTCCGGCCGCCTGAATTTCGTCGTGCCACTTCCGGGCAGTGATCAGCGCCATGACCGCGCGCTCTTCCCGACCGATCTCCCGGTCGTCCTGGCAGTAAGGGCAGTGCCATTCCGTCATGTCCGGCGTGATGTCGCCCGACTCCACACCATCCCGGAACACGTCCGAGCATTCGTGAGACGACACGTAGCAGCCGCAATCCCGGCCCGCATTGCACGTGTAGTCGTCCGGGTGGTTTTCCTCCTCCTCCAGCTCATTGGCGCGCTCTTCGTTCAGCCATCCGTAAGAGGCCAACGCCCCTTCGATGTCCCGCACTACCGCCGCAACCGCTTCGTTGTCCGCATCGAACACGTACGTTTCGCCGGGCCCGTACGCCCAACCCATGCCGTCGTCCGCAGCGTTCAACGCGTCCTCGATTGCCTCCGCATTCGAGGCACCCTGCGCCCAACGGGACGTGTCGTATCCGTAATAGCGCTGGTCGGTGGACGATGCGGCCGGAGACAGGTTGTCCATGATCAGGCCAATGGACTTCCAGCCGTTCTCTTCGGCCGTGTCCTCGAATGCCCAGAGGTTGTGTGTGTAGGACTGGCGGGCGTAGTCGTGAACGTCATCCGTGCAACGGATATCCGGGCCGGTGAACTTGTGGTCAACGGACGGGTCAACGGGCAGGAGAGTAAGCATGGTTGTGCCTTTCAGGCGTAGGGGTGTGACTGGTCGAATGACCAGGTATGGCCACCCCCCGGCAGCGTCAATGCCAGGGGATGACCAAACCCGTTCAGGCTCCCACAACAACTTTTAGGGCATGGCTATGCCGGGAATTCGTCCGCCCGCATCTCACATGCCCAGCACCACCGGGCATCCCGGCAGCACTCCCGTTCACGGGTCACGTAGCCAGCGGGTATGAGCGTCCATCCCTGCGTGTTGGCATTGATGCCCTTACGGAAGAGGTCGACCAACAGGCGGGACTTAGCGCCCCGTTCCGTCGTGGCCACGACGTCGAGGGTTTCGAGCGGGTTGCCCTCACGGTCGAACACGTCGACCGTCCACACCCTCTGTTCGTACGTGTGCTGGCCACGCTTCACAATGCAGCCGCAGGCAGCCTTACGGGTGTTCTGTGCAGTGCGCATTACTTCCCCTTAACGAGCGAAACGCAGCCGGTACGGACGTAGTGAATCTGCGCCTTAACCGAGCGCTTGTGTCCGTCGTCGTACGTGTCCGAAACCATGTCCCGGTACCAGAGCCGACCCTCACGAGTGGCGTTCAACTTGACGCACGGCCGGTAGTGCTTTGTACCCGCAATCACCTGACTGCGGTACGACGGCCGGTGATGGGTGGTGGCGTGCGCTTCCTGCGCAGTCACCCCGAGCGTCAGCAGTGCCAGCATTCCCACAATCACACGCTTACGCATGCTTACTCCATTCGGTTGTGCTCACTACTGCGCCGCCGTTTAGCGGTCGCATGGGGAACCGTGCGGGGAGTGACCCGCGCACGGCTCTTACAGGGTCGTGCAAGCGCCCTGTGTCGCAAGCGGTTTACAACCCGAAGGCATTCATCCCGCAGTGCCTCACACGTTTAAGGCCGTGACCAGTAGAGGCGAGTATCAGTCGCCCCATACGTCGCACGCCGGACACGTGGTGTCGGCATAGGTAATGCTGGCC